TTACTTTCTCAGAAAATTATCTAACTTTTTCATCAACCAAAACAACTTATCTAAGTTTCTAAATAATATAACTGATAAGAGAGCCAGCACAAGCATTACTTTGATTGACTTCCAAATGTTAAGCGTGTATTTTTCAAGTAAGCCAGTGCCTTTTTTTTCTTTCTCGATTGAGGCTTTACTACCTTTGTAAATATACGCAACTTTCGTAATAGTATCTGTACGTATTTTCCAACGATTAACAAACTTTTCTCGCACAATAAAGACGCTATCAGTATTTAAAAGTGTATCATGTTTTGTATAAATATGCACTTTTTCTTTTTCCTGAACGCTGTCTTTTTCATACTTGTAAATTACATTATCTTTTGTAATGTAAATGCTGTCGTGTAAGATTTGCTTTTCTACTATTCTATGAGTTCTACACCCACTAAGAGCGAGGATCAAGAAAAGTAGAACAAAGTATAACACATTTCTCATAAGCTATTCAATAATTATAGACATTTTCTCTTTACGTTTCTCACATTCAAGAAGCAAACTCATAAGTCTTTCAAGTGTAGCACGACTATTAATCACTTGCCCCTTTACTTTGTTTTCGCCAACCAACAAACATCCCTCCGTCGAGACTTGGGTGTTCCCATGATGTATTCTCACGCCCTCGTAACACTTCACATTTAAGAGTAAAGGAAGTACTCGTTTAAACTTTGGGGAGAACGTCAAAATGACATCGTATTTACCAGTCGGTATCGCTGTTATTCCTTTTCGTTTCTTAGCAAGCACCTCGTTTACTTGCATAGAATCTGAAAGACCTCTATCAGTATCTTCCAGTGTATCGCAAAAATAAACTCCATTAACGTATAATTTACCAATGGTATATTCATCTTTGCGTGCTATTCTTTTAACTATTAGTTCCATTGTTTCCACCTCCTGTATTTTCTTTCCCAAACGCTTTTGTTATCGTCAAATAATCGTTTAAAAAAGGTATTTTATTTATCACTTTTAAACTTAAAATAAAGTGTAAAAAGTTTGCTATGTGCCACATCGGAGAACCCTCTATAAGCATTATTTTTAGATTCTTTGTTATGTTCACCGAAAAAATCCAAAGCCCAAACAGACAAGTAAATTTAACGCTAAATAAGGCTTCTTCGGGGTTGTGCATAAACTTGCCGATGACGAAAAACGCTGAAATCAAAACAAAGAAAACAGTTATACTATAAAAGAATAGCATTGCTTTTTTTGTAGACCATTTTCCACCGATTCTGTAATCGGCTATCAGCCCGCAAAAGAAGTTAATTACAAATACTAAAATCATAGCGTGCATGAAGTCTTTTATTGGCGAAAGAAGAGCCAATAACCCGCTCACAATTGCTATTATAAAAGTTCTAATATCATTCATAAAATCACCCTCCTATAAATTAAATTACACCAAAAAGTAAACCAAGAGTATTTGCTAAAATGTCATACTTGTCAAACTTTTCACCTCTCCCAGCGTCAAAACACTCTTTCGCAACGCCAGCAAAAAAAACAGCTAAACAAAACAGACCTTTAAATAGTGCAGGATAGGGTAAATTTACCCCACCTGCAACAATACTAAATACCCTAACTATCACTAAACAAAATGTAAAGTGTAAGAGTTTATCGTGTGGTATCTTCTCAGCAATCAAATCTGTCAACATAACAAGAAAGAATAACTAATAAAATAACACACCATTGTCGCCACAACACCAAAGATTATGTCTTTCCATTTTGCTGGGCGATCTTCAAAAGTCTTACAAAGCATTTCTGCCATTCCGAAGACAAAAAACGAAGCTATTAAAGCAACTGCCCAACCATTCTCTGGGCTTTGTTCACCCTTTGCGCTAAACGCAACACCAACACCGATTGCAATTGATACAATTAGCATTAGAACATACTTGATAAAATTTTTCATTTTCATTTCTTTTACTATTTAAAATTTTACAAACTAAAGTCCTCCATAACAGGACCATTATATTTCTTGCTTTCAGAAACTACATAACCCAGCTCTTGGATTTTATTCCAACCCTCAGGAGATAGAAGCACGTTTGTATCGAACTCAATTTTACCTCTTAAATCCTTTCCACCAAGTCCAAGACTTGGAAGCAAATCCCAATACTTAAACGTGCCATTTCTAAAGCCATAGTAATGCCAAGAATTTTCAAACTCACCTTGCGCATACGGTGTCTTTTCATCTTTACAAATAGTAAGTATTAGCTTCTTTAGACTTGTGCCAAATTGCTCACCAATAGTTTTTACTTCTGCAAAAAGCTCTCTAAGCTCATTGTTAGGATATGCTCCAACACCTATTTTCACCTCGAGTGTCTCTCCATTCGTATAGCTAAAAATATCACCAAAACGACTTGGAGAGCCTTTGAATGAAAGCGTTAAATGCTTTATATTTGCGTAATTAAACATTCTTGCAAAGTCTTGACCATACAAAACAACTTCTAAGTTATCTGCCGTAAGTCTTTTGAACAAACCCTCACGGCTATATTTGGGATTAAGAGCTAAATACTTGCGGTATTCGATAAGTGCTTCTTTTTCGCCCTCATCAAATGGAGAGTTGAAAATATCCTCGTTGCTCTCGTACTTCTTTTCGACAATCATACCCTTTAATACTTGCTCCGTTAAGCCCGTATTTTCAACACCGCTAAGTAGAGTTTGCAAAGCGTTTGAACCCTCGTTATTTGTCTGTTCTGCAACGTAAACAGCACTTTCGTCGAACTCTCCCTCTATTAACTCTACATCGGTATATCCTTTGTCTGCAAAATGAGAGAGAATATCGTGAGACATACCTCCAATATTCTTGAAACGCAACACAGGGTTAATCTCGGGGTCAGTAGACGAATGTCTGTGCCAACCTCTATTATTTGGTAAGGCGTGCAAAATCTCAAGTGCTGTAGGTAAAGGAAGCACTGTGCCGTCAAATACAACTTCACGAACAAAATCAAACGCTTCAAAATTCTTTAGTGTTTGCAATACGCTACCACCAGATAAAACCAAACGTTTAATATCTGAATTTCGGAACATTCTTAAACCTCTGTCTGCTATAACTTCTGTACTAATGCAATCTAACCTAATTTCGTTAAATTCGCAATCGTCTATTAGAATGCTTTTAACGTTGGAGCCTGTTGAAAACTCAAGTGGTGCTTCGCCAGCCTTTTGTATATACTTTGTAAGAGCCAAATAAGGATACTCCGCTGTCGCCCTTTTAAAGAAGTCTAAATAGTTCTTTCTATCCTCATCAGGAGCAGAGTTAATAACAGATGTAGGGATATTTTGAAACGCTCTTAAAGCGTACATTCCACCCTTAAAGAGAGAGATATTTCCCTCATCAATCATTTGCCCCTCGTTGTTCTCATCTTTTAAACAACGCTTTGCAATATCAAGAATAGATTGCTCGAGTTCGCTCAATGGTTTTTCAACCTCTTTTATTACCTCTTTCTCGACCTCCCTAATTACCTCTTTTTCCACGATTTGAGGAGCTGGCATTTCAAGCGAAATAGCATTGCCATTATCGTTCACAAGATAGACATTACTTGCCACATTGAATGCTTCTTGACGAGTTCCATCAGTGTTGTAGTCTTTGTCAGCGTGATAGAAAATAACCTCGATTTGAAGCTGTCCAGCGGGTAGATTGTGATTGTCAAAAAACACAGTCAAAGAGCCATCTTTCTCGACTTTACAATGATTAAAATTACCTCCTTTTCTACCAGCTGTATAGGTTGTAAATCCGTCTTCGACAAACGCTTTAATGTCGAAGTCGCAATCATACCATTTTGTTGGTTTGCCGTCCTTTACAAGCTTTAGAGATAGGGGAAAGTCACTCTTTTTGTTTATGTGGATTTGTCCCTCTTGGACTTTTCCACATTGTCCTATCAAAATTTCAGACATAGTTGTTAAAATTAATATGTTATGTGCAATATTGCCAATAGTATTACTACGTTGCAGGAAAGGGCTTATCCTTTACATTAGTGCCACTTTCAATAGCATTTACAATACTTTTCAAATCTTCTACGATGCTTTCAAAACAAGGACAAATAGAAATGTCCTCAGCTACGATTTGAGCATCTTTGTAAACAAGTGTTCCCTTTGGTGCTTTTACGACATCAGAAGACATAAGCTCAAGGATTTTATCTTCTAAACTATTTATTACAACTGCTTTTGGATTTGTGTCATCAGCAGAATAAGTCACAATGTGACGGAAGCGACCCATGTCCCAACGGACTGTTTTTTGAATTTTAGATGTTACTGTTATCATAAGATTAAACCTTTATTATTAACTTTCCAATATATTCTCTCATAGCCATTTTCAGTACCTACACAACACTCAAATTCCACAAAAGTATTCTTGCTAAGACTGAAAGTTGAAGTTCTATTAGAATCATCTTCAAATAAGGATCTGAACAAAATAGAAGACGAACCCTCACTTTTGTTATAAACTATAAGTTTGTTTCCTACTATTTTGCGTGCATAATCGACCTTAGCACCAACTGGAGTTGCTCCCTTTGATGGAGAGAAGTCGACATGGTAAAAAGGCAGTATAAACGAATTAGAACGGCTAAAATCACCACTAAACTCAATCCATGTAGATTCTAATTTGAAAATATCAAGGAATTTACTATCCTTAACCTCGAAACTACCTGGAATTGTTGCACCTGAATATTTCCCCACAGAATCTTTCGTGATCACGACTTTCTCCTTTGCAAGAATACCTGCGTACAAACTATTACCAGTTATTCGAATATTCTCAAAAGTACCTGAGTTACATCTAACACCATTTTCATCTACATGGAATTTTCCTCGCCCAGCATCTAAAGAGCCATTAAGGAAATCAAGCAAAAGATTAGGATGCCATTTAGAAATATTATTACTATCAAACAAATGATAGTTACCATTACTTGCTTCTGCTCCTACTCCGCCAAACTGAGAAAACATATAATCATTTAAGAAGATAGCATTACCCAATTTAGCATAGTCCGCTAAAAGCAAACCCTCAACCTTTGTCTTAGCTGCTGTAAGAGTAATTTCTCCATTCTTTAGCATTATAAGAATATCACTTATAGTCTGATTAGAGATATACTCCGATGCAGGAACAGAACCCTCTGTAAGGACAATCCAGTCGCAAGTCGATGAGGCTACACTACCATTCTTATTAGGGAAATTATGTCCTTGTATAAATATTCTGCCGTCAGCTGGAAATGTCTTTTCGTCAGTCGTGAAAGTTAAGTTACTAATACTCTTTTCAGTAGTGTTAATTTTGACGCTTTTAGACCATGCCCAAGTACTACTAAAGAGGAACAATACAAGCTCTCGACCCTCTGACTTTAACTCTTGACTGATATTACCTTTCACTGTGATAGTATAGGTCTTACCTTTCTCTAAGGTCGCAACAATATTACTATCGTAAGAACCGCCAACAGGTGTCTTTTTAACATCCCACCCATACTCATGAAAAGTATATCCTTTAAGCTCTCCATTTATAAGATTCTTCACACCACTTCGCAAACTTTTCATCATCGCACTTATATGATCTGATGCAACTGTAAGATTAGAAATAGAATCGTTATTTTGCGCTCCAATCGAAATAATATTATCAATCTGTTTTATCCAAGTCGCTTTGTTAAAAGAAACTTGAACAATTCTTGTCTCGATAGGAGTATTACTACGTCCGTCCCATAAAGAAACAATGAAATAGTCTGGTATTTTGACTATATCGTCTTGTTTCTTTAAATCGTAAGAAATAGTAAAGTCTACAGAAGGTCTTACCCCAAAAGTAAAACTTCTCTTAACAGAATCATTATCGAGATTAGAACGATAAGATAAATGATAACTTGACGACGACGTATTTACAATACTCGTTTTTAAACCTTTAATTTTACAAACATTGTAACTTAAAGTAACTTTTAATTTACCTTCTATATTAATGATAGCATTTTCCACAAATGGAACAATGCGATAAAACTCTGCATCTGCACCTGCTATACTTTGACCATCTTTACCCTTTTCAACCTGCTTAATCCACGCTGTATTGCCCTCAGACGGTGCTTCTGTTGTAGTAGTACCTTTGCCTACATTACAAAGCCATAGAGAGCCATTATAAGAGAATCTGTCATAATGTCCTGCTATTGTTCCGCTGACCCATTCTCCCCTATCGCACACCAAAGGAGAACTAACGCCTGTATTTGAAGAAGAAACTAACTCAAAGCTATCTGAGCGAACCTTTGTACCTCGAGGACTAAATTGATTAACAATGTGACTGCTTAAATCAAAATCATTAATACCTGCATAATCTACACGCTTACCCTCTGAAATGTAAATAATATAAGCGAATTGCCTATCTATGTCTGTTTGAGAGCCTAACTGTATAATACTGTCTTCTGCCTTTGGAACATCATTATTTAAGCTTGTATCGCAACCGACACAAGTATAATTATCTCCATTAATTGTAAGAGTGAAACTACCTCGAATATCTGATAAATCTATATAATGATAAAGCTTATCGTTTATAGTCTCTTCACCTTTATTGACAACTAATCTCCAATAGTATCTGTTTGCTTCTCCATGTGAGGTCTGAGAGGTAAGATTGAATGTTTTACACATTGCCTGATCTCCAACATGCCAATCGTTTGTAATACGTTTCTCACCATCGTCTGCAAGAAAATAACATCTAAAAGCGTTATTTACAGGTCTTACGATAGCTAATTTTGCACCAGCAGAAGTAAAACCTTGATCACCACTTGTAAAAACAAACCTCTTGACATTAACCTCAGAAAATGTAGCTTTCTTCCTAACATTTAGAATATCGACCTCAGCACAGCTATTTCCGTGAACATCTTTATACATTCCAAAACCTGCGCCATCGAAAACACCAGCGTTAAAATCATCACTTTTTACAGAATCAGCTTTAACATACCTACTATTCAAGTCTCCGTTTTCATTTAAGCCTTTATCAAAGCCACCAACAGATAGACCCTTTAAGAATGTAATTTGTTGCTGTGCGGTATCTATAGTAGTTTTGCGAAGAAAACGAGTATCGACATAATTTTTTATGAGTTCATTTGTCTGTGCGCTATTTAAACCACCACCATTAAAGTTGCCTGAAAGAATATTATTTACATCCTCTTTTAGCTGAGAAATAGTACCTTTTACAGCTTGATTTCCTACAACAATTTCTTGTATAATTGGATAGTCAAGCCTTGTAACTAATTTAAGCACACGAGTAGAAAGGCGATAGCCTTGCCCATCGTCAAAAATCACTTTTTTGCCTATATAAAGGCTTGGGTTATTGTTTGCGAACTCTACTGCATTAGATTTAAAGGAGTAGTTATTATTATCTTGTGAGCGTCTTTTAATCTCCTTTATGGTACGTCTTGCAAGTTCTTCTTGTGCAGTCTTGACCTCGACATCTCCCATGACGATATTAAACAACACGACAATATTACAAGTGAAGTCTGGCTTTTCCTTTCCTCGTGGAAATAAACCCTCACTTTCATTTGTAGGTATTATCGTATCACCACTCTGATACATCTTGATCTCATAGTCGCCAATAGATACAGAAACTCCGCTATCACCCTCTTTAGAATTTGTAGGGATAGTCTTATTTGCCTCATGATAGATAAGTTCAAATCCATCTTGACCATTTGGCTGACCTACGAGAGACTGAGAAAGCGCATCGTATAAGTTATTCTTACTATGAGTATTGACTTTAAAAAATCCTTTTAAAGTATAACCTTGAAGGACTTGCTTTGTCTTGTCAATATGATAATGATACCAGTAATATGTAACTCCATTTTCCTCTGTTACATTAAGAATTTCCTTACCTTCTAATCGAGTTGTAGACGGAAAGGCAAGGCGCATATACCATACAGAATAAGTCCTTTTATTCCCATGACTATCTAACTCCACTTGTCCTGTTTGGGCGTTCATTAAAAATCTTGTGCGCTTACGAATATTATAAGCATACAAATCTACATGTGGGTAAACGTCATCAAAAGACAATGCAAGAGTCTGTTTAATCGCATTAGAGCTATTAAATTCCTCACGAGTGATAATCTCCCCATTAGGGCTAACATAAATGCAACCATCTGAATAAACAGACTTATCTAATCCTAATCGAAGAAGTGTAGCTACATTGCCAGAACCCACAAGAGCCTTTCTCGACATATTCTTTGTAGACCCTTGTGGATAGAAGCAATTAAAATAACCCTCTTTAGAGCCATTTAAAGTCGCTTGTTGGACGTTTTCATGAACTCTTAGAGTAGGTATTGGCTCTCCGAGATTTATGCTTATCTGCCCAAAATATAATGCTCTATGTTCCCACGATATATGCCACTCACAAGAATTACTTTTGCAAGCTTGCGCAATAGACGAAAGAACAGAGAGAATATCATTTGCTGAAACAGAGAAAGAAACAGACGCATCGACATCACCACAAAGAGTGAATGTAAATTGTTCTGCTTTATTCGTTATTCCTAAAGCCTCATTTATAGCCTTACAGACATACTCAAGAGCATTAGTTGTAAGACCATCGTAAGACCATTCTTGTTGCTTTATTGGGTTCTTGTCCGCATCTGTGGTATCGTAAAGAAAAGGAACGCAAGAAAGCCACATCAAAGGGTGATGAAACTCAGGTGCATACTTAAAGCCCCTATCGTCTTCAGTAGGAGTAAAAGGGGCAAGTAGGCGATATTTTAAACCATCATCAAATGGTATAATATACGAACCAGCAGGCAGAACGACTTTTACGTTACTCTGCCACGACAACCTCACAAGATTAGTTTTACCTAATTCTTCTTCATGCACTGCATTTTCAGACAAGTTTGCATCAAGTATCTTATTGCTATTTATGTCGTAAATTACCATACTACAAATATAGTTAAACTTATTTGATTAACAAATAATTACTTCCTATTTTTTGGATTAAATTCTGTTATCTTCAAAGTGAATTTACCTATTCCTCTCATGAACTGACTAAACTGAGAACACGACTGATAAATGCAATGATAGACCACACCCCTTTGATAGGCTGTTTCTATATCAAGTACACCTTTTGCCAACTCGTCACAGAACGAAGAGTAGCGAGAGAAAAATTCCTCTTCGCTTCTCGCTGTTAAATTGAGTTGCAGTGTAACATCTCGAGAATCTACACGAATGTCATCTATAATCACACTCTTTCCATGTTCTGTTCTGTCGTTATTATCTATATAAGCCTTTACTGACGGAGGTGTCATAAGCGCAGATAACGAAGTATCATCCATGCTAATACCCCATGTTAAATACGCATCTTTTTGATTGATTTTTAATTGTCCCTTTAACATACTACTTCATTTCTTTTAAGTTTCTATTTACATCGTCAATCTTTTGTGAGAAGTCATTATAAATCGTCTTAGAGCACTTTAGAATATCCTCTAAATAACTATTATTGTAAATCATAAGGTTGCGTATTTCCAATACCGCAGAGTTCGTAGAAGACGAAAATTCATAAAGTGAAGCGATATTAGTCATAACGGTCATTGCTAATCCCTTTATTTGGTCTCTCGAGATATTGCCTGCCGTTGTGAGAGCTACAATATTATTAGCTTGCTCGTAAGTGATAGAAGCAACTCCATTTGCGGTAGCCTTTTGCTCATCAGAAGAATTCTTTTTAAATAGCTCTAACCCCTTATCAGACGCCATACTTTGATATTTACTCATAAGCTCGTTAAAAACTCCTTGCTGACCTAAAACTTGAGAAGTCATAGTGTCGAGAATTTTAACATAGCTATTAAACTTATCTTCATCAGAAGTCGACTCGTTTTTCATCACGCTAAGCATCTTTTCGTTTGCGTTCTCAATAATATCGCTAAACAACGTTTGGAAGATCATATTCTTTCCGATATTTTCGAGCATCTTACTTATACTCTCACTGAAAGCCTTACCTGCGTCAGTCCCATTTTTGAAAGCGTCGACCAGTGCATCAGACATCGAGTTACCTAAATCTCCAAAGATACTTGTAAGATAGTCTTTCACTTGCTTTGACGCTTCCTCTGCTTTATTGTACAAATCTATCAAGTACTGCAATCTTTCTTTTCCGTCCCCACTAAATTGACGAGTATTGATAATACTTTCCGCAAGCGTCTTATTAAAGTTTCCAGCAGAATCTATAAGCTTAGGGTAGGCTTCCAAAAGACTTCCATACAAGTCTTTACCCTTTCTAAATATACCACCTTTACGATGACCAGTTTTTATATCTATATCAGCCAAACCTGCATAAGCTTGTTTTAATTTACTTTTTGCATCATTAACCTCATCTATTGAAAACTTTAAAAGACCTGTTTGATTAATTCTAAATTTAAAACGATTCTGCTGTGAGACAGTTCCCTCAATTTCCTTTGAGAGATCTGAATACGCATTCTTCATTACAGAAATAGCGTTAACAGCTTTCTTGTAATCTAAATTACCAAAAATCGTATTAGCCTTTTCATTCTTTAAGTTTTGCTCATGTAAAGCTAAGTTATAACTACGTTGTTGTGCGATTGTTTCTTGACGTATCTTCTTTAGTGCTTCTGCGTGTTCCTTGCCAGCCTGAAACGCTCTTGTAGCCCAACCGATTGCTTCGCCTGCCACTGCTTGAATACCTCCAAAGATACCACCCTGTGCGAACCCCTGTGCGATATTACTTGCGCTGTTCATTACATCAGTAACACCTTGCATCATATTCGCTAAGTCTTCATTGCCAGCGGTTGCAAACATCTCACTTAGTTTACTTGTCATGCCTCCGACTAATTCAGCTGAAGCGGATGCGGATTTTCCAATTTTCTTTAGCTTCTCTTCTAAACCTTTGCTTTTATCTTCTTTTGAGAATAAAGCTTTAATATCGTGAGCTAATTGCTTAAAAGGATTATTTGTTAAAGCGACATTCTTTAAGCTGTTTAATTGCTTTGTAATTTCTTGTATCTTTTCAGGGCTATCTTTCAGAGATTTTAATTGTTCTGCCGTAAACCCAAACTTAGGCGAAATGTCCTCCGATGAGGTCTTTTTTAAGTAGCTCAAAAGAGCTTCTGTTCTCTCGATAATATTGTCGATTTCTCTACTACTCTTTTCGCCTGCGTCCTCAAACAACTCAATAAATAAGCTTGAGGTTTGTCTCATTTTTGAAACCTCCTCATCGTTTATAGACTTGATAGATTCTTTGCGCTTTCTTTCAAGTTCAAGAATAGCATTTTCTCTTTCTTCTGTTCCAGCTGGTAGCGATTCTAAGTCTTTACGCTTTCTATCATATTCCTCATTTGTCTTTGTTCGTCTTACTTCGAAGTTTTGGAACTCGTCAAGTAATTTATTACGCAAGTCTACTTCTGCTCTTAATTTTTGTTCTCTTGCAAACTTGTCGTATTCTTGAAGCTGTTCTTTCTGTTTAGATGTAAGACTACTCTCATCTAACTTGAGAGAATTTCTATAATTTTCCGTTTCTGTCTTTGTCGCTTCGGGATTTTTATTGAGCCATTCATTTACTTTCTTCTCTCTCAAATCTTTAAGCATATCCTTGCGACGCTTCTCGTTCTCTGCTATTAATCTGTCATAGTTGAGATCTATTTGCTCCTTTTCTTTCTCATACCCATCTTTTTTTAAATCGATGTTATGCTGTCTAATATTTAATTCAGCTTCTTTCTGACGTTCCAAAACACTTTCTTCATATTCCTTTATAGCTTTTAGTCTGTCGGTTTTCTCATCAGCAAGTTTCGTTTTTGAGTCTTTCCCTTTTTCCTTTTTTGTTCCATAGGAAGAAGAATAGACTTTCTCTTTCTTCTCTAACTCTCTGATTTGTTTTCGTAATTCTATACCTTTCTTGCCAACTGCTTCTTCATAAGAGAGAGCATCTAACTCAGCTTGTAAGGCTTTCTTCTGTTCTTTAATAGATTGCTCTGACTTCTTTACGTTTTTTGATGAGGTATTTCCTAAAGCATCATTTTCAAGGTCTTTACGATAAGTGTCTGTGATAATCTTTTGCTGTTCTTTTAGATTATTTAATTGCTCTTCTGCTTTAGCCAAAGCACCCTTTGCTCGAGATACATTTGCTGAAACAAAAGATGTTTCAGCCTGTGTAGGAGCTGTCCTAACTCCTCCATTCCCAACAACTTTACTTGCAAAAGCTTCCGCATCTGAAACATCTTTAGACAACTTTGCTCTTTGAACTGTTATTTCTGCGATTTGTCTACCTAATTTACCTATTAGTTCTTTAGCTCCCTCTATCTCATACTTATGAACAAGAGATTCCAAATATCCGTCAAGAGCACTTTTGTTCTCTATATACTTTTTCGTAGTTACATCAAGTTGAGCGTTATAATTTGGGATAATCTCATTTAGCTTTTGCACAGCTTTTCTTCTATCCTCAATAGAACGTGTCTCATCCTTTGCAACAGATAACAATAATTCAATCTTATTTTTCTCATCTGCCAATTTGGCATTTGCTTCTTCCTTGATTTTATTTAAACCCTCTTGAGCTTTCTTTGCAGCTGACACCTCTCTTCCAAAAAGATAAAAAGCGGCAGTGGCAGAAGCTATGACACTAACTATAAGCCCTATAGGATTTGCCTTACTTGTCATATTAAACAGGATCATAGCGTCTTTTGCAGTATGAATACTTTTTGCAAGAGAGAAGAATGCACTAACGGTCTGGAATATAGCTTGCGCCTTATGTGCTGCATAAACAGCAAGCAAAGCAGCCTTATATGTTCCATAAGCTATTGCGACTTCGAGAACTACCTTACCAATAGCTTCCCAATGCTCAACAAGATAAGAAACACCTTCAAGTCCAGTATTGATAAAGCCCTCATTTTGCTTACCAATCTCATTAAACATATTGCCTATTGCGTCTTCGATATTACTAATCTGACCTGATATTGTATGAGATTGTTTCTCCATAAGACCAGCAAACTTACCACCCTCAGAGGTCATAGCTGCGATAGCTTTTGTAAACTCTTCTGAACCAACCTTACCAGCAGTAACTAACTCTCCTACCTTTTCTTTAGCAACTCCAAATTGTTTTGCCAACTCTTCAGCAATAGGAACACCACGACCTTGAAACTGACGTAAGTCTTGAGTAAACATTCTACCCTGAACCATAGTAGTACCATACAAGTACACTAAATCACCAAGAGGAATAGACAAACCAGCCGCAATATCTCCAAGCCGAACAATTGTCTCATTTACCTTATCTGCTTCAATTCCATAAGCAAGAAGCTGTTTTGCGCCATTCGCCACACCTTGCAAATCGAAAGGGGTTGTTGCTGCTGTTTTAACTAATTGATCCATTAAAGCATTAGCATCACTTGCGCTACCTAACATCGTACTAAAGGCAACTTCTAACTGCTGGAACTCTCCACGAACAGATAACACTTTTGACGCAAATTGTTGAGCCGAGAACGCACCGACAACAGCAGTAGCCGCAGATTGCATTTTCCCGAACATTTCCTCAATACCGCTACCACTTTGCTCGACTACTTTCTGAGTCTGCTTGACACCATTTTGTACTCCCTCGAGAGCAGATAACATATTACCATTATCTCCCGTTATATCGAATTTTAAACCCGCCATATCTTTTTTATATAGTCTATTTTGTAAACAACATTATTATTTCCAACTCATTCCTTGTATTGCGTTCATCACAGATTCTTTGCTGTTTCCGTCTACCATTTCAGAGACATTATTAATGTGTACGCTCTTCATTTCTTCGTCTGTGAGATATACAGAAGTAACTTTATCTTTTACTAACATTTGCAAGTTAGTATAGCTTATCTCCCAAAGGACATAGTCGAAAGTCCATTTATACCTTTCACATACAGTATCTATAAGTGTTCCATATATTGACTTTCCTCCAAAGCTAAAAGAGTTTTTACTATCTTTTGCTTTTACTACTTCTGACATTCTCTCTAATTCTTTATCTATTCCATAGTGCTGAATGTAAGTAGCTGTTTTGTCGTGTGTCAAACATGTGAGAATAAGAGTAGCTATATCCTCATTGCTCATTTCATTTAGAATGAGTTTTTTTCTATTATTTACTATCTCGTTATTTAGGACCTCTTGCTTTGTCTGTAAAGTGTGATAGGCAATTAATAGGCAACACTGCTCTTTTTTAGTCTCTACAAGCCTTAATGACTCTATGTAAGGATTTGCTTGTAACAACTCTATATTTATATTGAGATTACTTATTATTCTTTTCTCTAAGTACATCTTACCGAGAGTGACGGGATATAAGTAAAAATGCCGACGCCCAACACTGAAACCTTTAGGTCTATCTATGATGGTGTCGGCAATATCTAATTCTAATTGCTTTTCTTTATCCATGTTTTAACGTTTTAGTTGCAGGTGACGGACTCGAACCATCGACTTTGCCTCATGAGGGCAATGAGATACCATTTCTCCAACCTGCGATAAATGCTGTCTCTCCAGCTGTCAAGTGTCTTTCCACTTTGTCAGTTACCTTATTATCACCTTTCTCCTATAAAAGAGATTTTATACGTCTACATCTACAAAAGGAACATCAGAATCTGCAAGAACTGCACCCTCCTTAAGAGTAGACAAATCCTTTGTAGTTGTGCACCATTTTACGATATTACCTGTTTCAGGCTTCAACGCATCATGGTTATAAGTCAAAAGACCACCCTCTTCTGTACTGAACTCGTCAGAGAGAGATACTACAGTCTCATCAATACGAGGACCTGGTACTGTGATGTCTTCTGGCTGAACGAACACTGCATAGCGGTTCTGAATAATGCCATTAGTGTCTTTGTAAGGTTTTTTACGACCTGCAACACGACGTAATACATATTCAAGAACATACTTGTTCGCAGAGTACTTTACAGCCTCATTCTCACCACCCTCAATAGGAGCTTCTTTTTTATCTCCCTTAGTAGGATTGAGTTTTGTAGTGTTTTCTTTTGGGGTTGCAATTTTAGTCCATTTTGCAGACGGTGTATCAAGGTCTTTAACAATGATACTACACTTACCCCATCCAATTGGTTTTCCCATAATTTTACTCGTTTATAGTTTGATATAAAATTTTATTATTTATAACGTGTTCTGATGTCCCCTCAGACTCTATTACTCTTTGCCCACAATCGAAATTGGGGTCTGTGAGAGAAAGCCTAAAGTCAACACCACGAACATTCTCAAAAACAGAAAACGCCATATTGCAAAGCCTTCTTAAGCGTTCTGAATTTTCCTCGTTTTGACCATCAACGTAATTGTCAGCAACATAGATATTGACATTTACATAAGCCATCTGTTTTTGTCTTATATTATTCGCAAGTATAGAGATAACAATATCTTCCTTGCGTGATTCTTTTGGACGTACAGAGGTTTTCTTCAACTCTCCTGTAACTTCTTTGAAAAGTGGAGATTTTTTGATTACTCGCCAAATATCGTTCTTTATGTCTATATCTGTTTTCATACTACCAATTCGTTGATTTCTTTAATAGCTTTATTTTTTGCCTTTTCAAGACGAGTGTTTACAGTCTCTTTCGCCCAAAGCTCAGCAGATGCTAAAACGTCCTTGCTTTCGAGAGATTCTACATGACTTGCATAATTCATACCTGCAACAACTACCAAAGCGAAGACTTGTGAATATTCCCTGCCTAATTGGCTTATCATCTTTTGCCCCTCAGAGACGCCATTTGTGCCGTTTAAAACGACCTCAAAAGCAGACTCTATTTGTTTTACACCATAGTCGTAAATTGCATACCAAACTGACGAGCGAAGATTTCCTGTGTGGTCAATCCAGCTTTCCTCCTTAGACCTATCTCTGATTTTCACAACGCACTCCTCACCTAATTTGGAAAGAGCCATCATGATCTCGTTTTTTAAAATCTCAAATGCCTTGTAAAGAAGTTTATCTATAGCACTTGTAGGAGTTGTCATTTTTATTCCCATATTAAATCCAAATCTTACACTGATGTTGGTATCTATGAAAACCTTTCACTGTGAATACTTGACCACAGCCCTTACCAAAGAAATGAATGCGAATTTTATCTCCAAAGACAAAATCACGACAATTCTGTGGTAAATTGTAAACAGTGTACGAATAAGGGTGTACACTGCCGTCTGGAATTGTGATCTGGTTAGCCTTTCCAGCAGGAACAATATCGCACTTATAGGCGTTATTAACCCAATACTCTTGACCCTTTATAAAGTCTCCAGTTTCGGGGTCTTCGTGCCCTTTTGTGGTCATCAAATAACTTAGTGTATGAGTTGCAAAATCTATTACAGCCATATCATCCTCCGAAAGTCACTGTTGGCTTCTCGATAGTCACAATATCTTCACCAATAGAGTTGTAAAGTGAATTAACTCGGGTCAATAACCGCTCCTTGTCCTTATCAGAAAGAGTGCCTACACTCTTATCTGACTCCGAGTAGTTAACGGCTTGCAAAAGAGAATAAAGACAATCTGCAAGCGCACCTTTCCATTGTCTTGTTTTAGCTATGTCGTAGGAATACTCAGAATTACCATCCAACTGACGTTCTATAAGCTTATTTTCGATAAAACCTATAGGTAGCGGATAGTGAATTTCATCACGGAGCGCCTGCAAAATTGTCTTCATATTAACCCTGTGCAGTTAAGTTAGATAATAGAGAAGTCTCTTGTTCATCACTCAAAGAGTTAACAGCAGAGATAACGTTTTCATCTGTTGCGTTCTTAGCCACCTTAACTCCTAAAGCTTTCAATTGAGCGATAACATCCACTTTCTTGTATTTCTTACCATTGATAGTGGTAAATGCATCTGCGGTATCAAGCTTTTCTTTTTCCTTATCTACTTCTGTAGACTTCTCTTCTGAACAATCAAGTACATAGATTTGATCCACGTCCTCAATTACAGGAAGAACCAATGATTGACCATTTGTAGTCTCTCTTAGTGGGTCTGTAGTAGAATATTTAGAGATAAGCTTATATTGGTCTACTGTAGCGTATTTAACACCCTCTACAGGGTTTGTTGCTTCAGCAAGAGTACCCCATACAAGAGAGCCGACAGTATCAGAGCATAAGAATACCATTCTTTCTGCATTCCATGGTTTCTTGCTCTTTTGCTGACCATTCTTTTCAAAGATAACAGAGCGGTCTACAACCTTTATCTCAATATCGAATTCATCTTGGAAAGCTTGAGTAAACTTACTAACAGAAGGTACTTTTAAGGTAGTTTCATCTGTATATACCTTATCGTCTGCATCTGCAACAAGTTCACGAGCCCAACGTTCTTTACGAATATCGTTCAACTTAGATTTTGCAACCATAAGAGTGGTAATCGTATTGCCGTCGGCATCAGCTTTACTACGGATATTCTCGATGTCCTCATAACTAACGTGACCCTTAACAATAGTACCAAAAGTATTGCTATCTAAGTAGCCAAAGTTTACACGCAAACCTGTACCTGCATTATCTTCGTCCTCAACAAGCAATACACCCTCAGAAAGAGCAGTTAAGAAGTTAGCCTCATTCTTCTCGTCAATACCGATAGAACAAGCATCACCGTCATTAAGAAGCTTTGTAAGGATACGTTGCTTTTCAGCTTTCTTTGCTTCATCTGTAGTCGCAGTCTCATAGTGAGCTTTCATAATGTTGATAGCATTAATTTCTGTCTCACGAAGGACTTTTTTCATACCCACCTTAGGCAACTTACCATTAGAAGTTGCAAGAGTTCCACGCTTTTTAATTGGCAGTGGAGAGTCCATCGCAACCATATCAGCAGCTACATAAGTAGTCTTTGCAGAAGTACCTTCCCATTTCTGGTCAGAGCTGTACACTGGCAACAACATTTCCTTGTGGAGGTAAGAACGCTTAACGGGAGCTTCTTTCTCCTTTACATAAAGATTTAATTTCGGCCAAATCGCAGAAATAAACTGAATAAAAAGTGATTCTTTCATTTCTTACCTCCTTTTTTAATCGTGTTCAAAAATCAAATTAGGGAGAGCTGTTTTAATCGCAGTTCTCATTTCACTTGTAAGGGGATAAGGCATTGCTTTATCGTTTACACGACCACAATCCATAATTCCCACTAAAGGCTCGTTTGCTGGCTTAGAGCAAACTACGACACCTGCATACTCATGCTTAGTTGGAAGAGCTTTATACGCTGAACCATCTACAGGCATAGGCTTATAGGTGTAATTTCCATCTTCGTCAAGTGTACGAATAACAAGATGTCCTGCCTGAATAACATCACCTTTAAAATCGGTTGTGTCAAGAGTAGCACCGCCTGTAATTCCACCAACGAACTGACGGATAACAACTGAGTCTAACCCAAAGACCATCTTTGTAGACTCGCTTACCAAATTAGCTTTTGCACCCATTTGTACTTTAATTTTAAGAATTTAACTTTTGACGATTAAAGCTTAGCCAGTTCTTTCACCTCATCGTCAGACATCATTTCATCGTCATTCTTCTTAGAGCGTGTTTCAAGAGCACCTCCGCTAACGGCTGGAGCACCCAACTTCTCAAGACCACGATTAGCTCTTTCTTGGTTTTCCGCCTCAAGATCTGCTTCAATCTCTTCAACGTAATCCTCGAACTCCTCATCGTTTTTGAATGACATACGATTAAAGGCTTTGAGAGTTCTTTCACCAAACTTGCCTGTATTCTTCAATAGACTTTCAATCTTAGCTCTTCTACTATCAGCTGTCTTACCACTCTTTAGCGCAGTAATTTCAGACTGCATACCATCGAGTTTTTCTGACATAGACTTCAAAATCTTAGCAAGTGGTGAATCATCTTCTTCGCCATCATTCTTCTTGTTCTTTTTAGAAGTCTGACTCTTACGATTCTTACGACTTACTGGATCATCGTCGTCATCGTCATCATCATCATCTTCTTCCTCATCTAAAGAATGAGCATTTTTGTACGCTTGGACTCGGCTGTCTGACACTGTTTGTGAGAATTGGAGGAATGGTAAGGCGGAATCAATTGCATCGTCTACAGCTTCCTTAATCTCCTCATCACTTGCATCTTCTTTAATTTCGGAATCAAGTTTGTCGGCAATTTTAGCAGCGACACCCTTTAACTCTCTGCGACTGAACCCAAGAGCCTTAACGTCCTTACTTGTTTTCAGCGCTTCCAACACCTTTCTAAAATGTTTCTTCATTGTGAATTTATTTATAAATAAAAAAATGGCCTGCAGTGCGAATGAACGCAAGCAGACCAAAGTTCGTAGAACCATCAATGAGCAACGAATATACGAATAGTTCTGTTGCGTGCAACTTCACACGCTTTCGATTACAAATTTAATAAAACTTATTTGATTATCAAATAAAAATGAAAAAATATTTTATTTGCGATTTATGACACGAAAGCAAAGAGGTGGGTATATTTGTATTGTTTTCGTGTCATGTGCTGTTAGAGCGAAAATAAAATACCTTAGAAACTATTTAATCACGTTGGGTAGTTAAAGTTAATCAATGTTACAAACATACAAGCAAGTCATTTTTTTGCATTTGAGAGCATAAAAAAAGGCGATAGGTATATTTGTGTTACCTACCGCCATAAGAGCTGTAAAATCAAAATTAATATATCTTATATGTATATTTTATTATCTTTTGCTTTTCTTTGGAAGCACCCAACCTCGATGCTTTGCAACAGCTTGGTTAAATCTCATCCACACATCCTCATCTTTAAACTCAAAGTGCATTGTTCCTTTTTTGAAAGCTTTTACACGAAAGAAAGCCCAATCAAACCAAACTCCATAACCAATTCTATTAGTGTAAATGTACTTGTTTAGCTCTGGTATTTCATCATAGTTTGTCGCTGTGATATAACACAAAGCTCTCACAACATCCTCAATTCTCTCTCTATTTGTAGAATAGTATGAGAAATTGATAACAACAGAGTCTCCAAAACGTGGTTCGTATCTTGTCATATAAGGCACGATAAACTTTCTATTTATCATGTAGTTAGCATTGGTTTTCCACTTTTCACCTGCTGTTGAATTTTCAGCAGAGAAAGCGCAAATCATATCAAAAGCTTCTAATAATGCTTTATCCATTCTTTGACCTGTTGTCTGAATAACCATGTTCAAAACTTGATAAACGTTGTGCATTGTAAAAGGTACATTTACTTGAGTTTCAATGAACTTATTTATTTGCTCACGCAAGCCCATAGTTGCGTGCTTTTCCATGTTTAATTTATTGAAGATGATGCGCCAATAATACTTTTGCAGTTGCTTCTTATATTGTTGTCTTGTGATATTTACAGCCTGTCCCTTAGCATCAATAGTACCAAATCGAATAGGCATGTAATTATATCTATCGTCTGAAAACTTTGCAATGTCGTTAATTTTTTGAGTAGCTTCCATTGTCTCATCAAACAGCTTAACGGCTGATGTGTAGCGGTTAACCATATCTCTCACAACGTTGTATTGCACAAGTCCCTCTGTATTGTTATTATCAAGCACATCCTCTTCATTTGAAAAGATATAGTTTGCAAACTCGTTTTCTCCGCTACCCTCTTTGTAAAGCTTTACAAGAGAAACAGATACAGACGTAGTTCTTTCTGCATCGTCGAAAACTGAACCTAAGTTTTCAGAACATCCATAAAGTTCTATTAACTCATACAATTCTGATCTTTCTCTCGAATATCTATTCTCGATATTAGAAGTATTGCAGAGAGCTATTATTGTGCATCCAGCAGGTGCAATTTCAAAGGCATGCTTAATATGCTTTACACCCTCGCTAAATGGTGGGTTCATAACGATAAAATCGACATGGCTTATTTGCTCTGATGTTACCTCAAGAAAATCACTTGCAAGAAGTTGGCACTCACCTGCAAGTAGCTTTTGTAAGTGAGCATCTTTTTCGCAAGCAATAACTTCACCAGCTCCATTCTTTTTAAGCCATTTGACGATATTTCCACTGCCTGCAGATGGTTCTAAAATTGTTTTACCTAAGATATTTTCACCAAGCATCATAGTGCTTATAACTTCTTCTGGTGTTGGGTAAAAATCGGGGTTTTCTGTAAATAATTTCATTGCTCTTTTTTATTTGTTGATTATTTCTTAAAGTTTTACCAAAGTCAAACCACATAATTACGATATGCGCTTACCATTCTTTACGACATGCTCGCAAATAGCTTCTCGCCAGCAATTACCATAATCTGCTTCGAAAATATTCTCAAAACATCCTCTTCCTGATGTCTTTATTTGCGTTTTCTGCAATTTGAAAGAAAACTCTCCATCGTACACAAGTTTCATTTTGCGACCATTGACAGAAATTTCTTTATCACTAATTTCAACATTGAAAAACGTAGATGGAAGTTTTTTATAGATAGTCCTATGCTGTGTCTTCCCAAGTTTCTCATCAAAGAAACTTTCTCCACCTTCTAATACAGAGTTCATTTTTTCGATAACGAACGTTGTTGATTTCATTGCTCTTAAAATTTATCATTAGCCATAAACAACCTCTCCAAACAACACGCATTGCATAAGGTTGCTACAAGTACAGTAATCTTCGTTCTCTGTGATAAAATCAGCGTAGTCATAAGGACATTTTTCCTTGAATACTTCAAAGCCTTTCTTCATCATATCAAGTGTGACTTTGTGCACTATTGCTTCTTCTTCGTCCTCGTATTCGTATGCAACAATATACCCACCACCAAGAAGAATGTCTGCCCATTTTTCTTCTCGGCTTTCACTTTCTTTTACAAGGCTGTCAAACTTCTTTGGGCGACAGATTCCCAACCAATCACTTCCATAAGTTGCGGTTGAAAATATATCAACCAGCGTTTCTTTGTTTAAGTCCTTTCTATTTTTCATTGCTCTTTATAATTTAAATTGTTATTGTTTTATTATTACATTGTAAATGTAGTCATTTTATTTGAATTGACCAAATATAACACACTGAAAATCAATAAGTTAAACTTTTATTAACTTTGTTCTTCATGTATTTATAAAAAAAAGAAATCTCGTCCCTGAAAAATCATTGCTCTAAGTGTGTTCGTCCGAATAGACACAATAGATATTTAACTATCTATATAATAATTGCTCTAAGTGTGTTGTAAGGCGTTTATCAAATTGCGCTGTCTTGCCATTTGGTAAAGAGGAAATAAATCTTTCATAACATAAGAACGTTCCATATTCTCGGGGTCGTACATAACCTCGATAAGACCGCAAATTGCTTCGAGGAGATAATCCTTTGCAGACATCTTTTCATTTTGCAATACTTTTATTATCTCAGCTGCTCCTTTGGGAACAGAGATACATTCAAGCTGTATGCTATTTTTTAATACCTCTTTTGGCTTCTCTGTAGATATAACTACCGTAGGCTGTTTCTTACCAACTGTCGTCTTCTCTGTAATCTTACTCCTTATTAAAGTATCACCAGACCTCGTTAAACTCTCCTTATTCGTTACTTGGGTTATCTTCTCTTTAGGAGCAGGCTTACCAAACATTGATATTAGGTAACTGTTAAGAGTAAAGCAAGTTTGATGATACTTCTTTGACCACATAGAGATAACCTCATAAGCACCTCGAAGTGACAGCATACATAACTTACGCTTAACATCACCATCGACAATTATACAAGTGCGTTTCTCAAAGTAGTCAACACCTCTCACAATACGTGCACCCGTACCTCGGTCACGATTATCACCAAAAATAATGTTTGCTAAATCCTTTGCAAGGAACAAAGGGTTCTTAGCTGTACCATAGACTGCGAATTGGTGTCCAAGCAATTCTACTTGTTTTAGGACCTTTACTTGCTCTTTCATTTGTGTTATAATTTGAACAATAAAAAAACTGCGCTACGAGTTGTTCAAAGTTATAACACAAACTTTTGTGGGCGTTTCCGCTTACACACTCGGCGCAGTATTTATAAAATACCTTTTATCTCGAAAGTTATAGATACAAAAACAGCCGATGTTCAAATCGGCGACTCTGCATCGTGTTATATTTTGAACATTGCAAAGGTAGTAAAAAGATATGATTTTTGCAAGTTTTTAGACTTTTATTTTCATCAAATTTGAGAAAAAAAACAGTAATTTCTTGATTATCTGAAAATAAATTCTTACATTTGCATAGTAATTATTGACATATCAATCTAAATCGATATGTTTAAATAAACTTCACTATGACTTTATCAAGTGTAGATTTCGCCAATATATTAAGGAACATGGCTTACAGACGTCATTTTGTTAATCTAAATAAGACGCAAGTAAATAAACTATTGTTTATGTGCTATGGGTTTTATCTGGCTTTCTACGGAGAAAAACTTTTCTCTGAAACACCTAAAGCTTGGCCTTATGGTCCTGTTTTCCCTAACGTATATAAATCGTATTCTCTATTTCGCATTCCTATATTCATATCCGAAGAGAAAAGCAAGTGCTTTGAAAACAACGAGAAAGCTAAAAATATTTTCGCACAAGTTATCGATAAATATTGCCATGTTAGTGCTTATAATTTAAGTATGTGGTCGCATTCTCCTGATGGACCTTGGCATAAAACGGTATTTGGTGACAACGGAGAGGGTAATTCTGGATGGAACAAAGAGATAAGTGGCGAACTTATTAAGAACTATTTTGCTAAAAGGTAATATGGCAAGGAAGAGTTCAAAGAATAAAACTACATCTGGAGAATTCAATATTACTGATTTTTCTAACTCTCTTATTTCTGAAGAATTACCTAATTTTACTATAGACAGACAAGAAAATCAGGATATACCATGGAGATGCTTCTTTTATAAGATATGGTATAATATTGCTTATACATTTAAAAATCCATTCAAAGAATTTAAACCAGAACTCAACCTCTTGGAACAAGTAGAGGTATTAATCAATAATACTGGGAACTCTGGAGAAGTTATAGACTATTGTGAAAAATATATTTATCTTCACAGAATAATAGAAAATACTCGTGCCCGTAGGCGCTTGGAGCGTTGGGTAACTCGGTTGATATCAACCTATCTTTTGATAGTTTTCACTCTTATTACCATATCGTATATATTAAAATGGAACTTACCATTAAGCGTTGTCATAACAATACTCTCAACTACGACAGTTAACATCGTTGCGTTAGGATACATTCTTGTTCGTGGTTTATTCCACGAAAATGAAGGTGACGAAACAAAAAGCGAAAAGCCTACTTGTGATATACAAAATAAACATAATTATAATATAAACAAAAACTCAAAGAAATGAAAAAATATTTATTATTTGCACTCTTTGCACTACTCTTTTCAAGCTGTGGAAGGACTGCGCCTTCTCCTGCAGGCTTGGAATATTGCAAAACTATTTCTGGTATAGATTGTCTAAAAGCAACAATAACAGATGCTAACGTACTAATTATAGCTATAGATGTAGAACCAGGAAGAAATTACGATGCTCTTGCAACATACTATTTAAATGATGCAATTAGCCATGGTGTTGACGATATTAAAATGTGTGCTGTTGTGGATTACTCCACATCGGAATTTCAAGAAGGAGCTGTCGTTGGTGAAAGAGTAGGAAAAGCTTTTAAATAAAATTGAAACAAAAATAGGGCGGTTAATTCCGCCCTTTATTGTGCTTATAATATTTGCTATTACATATTCAAAAGTTCTGCATACGACTGCGGTGTCTGATAAGGAATAATATTACTTATCAAATAATCTACATCTCCAGCCATACCATTAGCCTCTTCTTCTGTCCAATCATAAGCTATAAGTTCCTTATATAACTCTTTGCTAAAAAGTTCTGCTTCTTCTCTTGTTATATACTTGTTGTTCATTTTTATATATTTAATTTGTAAAGTTATATTTTTTATTTGAATAAAGCTACGGTTTCAGTCTTTTATCTCTATCTAATAACATTTTTTCATAGTCGTCGAATGTTTTTACTTTTTCGATATCAATAGAAACGTTTCTATTATAATACTTTATAGACTTATCAACGCTTTCTGGAAACTTCATTGCAACCACAGGGTATTCACTTTTCCCATCCCAATCACTTGGTGCATAGTCTTTATTAAATGGCACTTTTCCCGTAGCTGTTGCACCATATCTGGCATAAATATTCTGCAAACCTCCACCGTAACAATCACACTTTATACCACCATTTTCAATAGCAACAGGAATGAGTTTTTCTAATCGTTTATCTCCAGCCACAGAACTAAAGACTGAAATAATATCGCCATCCTTTGTTACTGCTATTCCTGATTTACCATCAGAAGTAAGGAAACATTTCATACCTGAATAATCATCATGCACATCAACCATCCATCCTCTTTTGTTTCTTATCTTCTCTGCAGATATGGCAGACTTAAAATCAGACCCATTTACTGGAACTACCATTTGGCTCGTATGGCTTATAGGTGGAATACGATTATCCAATAACTTGTTTAACTTTTTATTAGTCCTAATAACAGAATCTATATTTGACTCATTTAAAGAACGTGATAATAAGCCCCAATTAGCCGAATTGTATAAATCCTTGTTTTCGCCAAGCAATAATACAGCCTTATCTATATTATTATCCCTTACCCAATATGGTAAGGTTTTACGCTCAATTGCATCATTTACTCGCTTAGAATTATCAGCCACCCACTTGCTAAAATTCTCTGGAGGATCAGTAATCTTATTAGGACTATCCTCTCTATTATCTGACCAATATTCTTCCTCACTCATTACAATTGGAACAGTGTAACATAAACAATTAGGGTGCCAGCCAGCAAAGCTAAAGTCTTTAGGATAATCTCCCATCAACTCATCGCAAATATCATATCTTGGGTGAGAATCTGACAACTTAATTTTATATCCAAGAATAAAATCAAATTTTTGCCAACGCAATTGTTCTGCGGTCCTATAAGCCATGCTTATTTCGTTCCTTGCTAACCTAATAGAGTTATATTCGCAATCGTGACAACGTGTAGCTTTTGCGTACCTCTCTTGATAGTCAGCTTGTAAAGACGGCCAATCTATCAAATATTTACTAATTCTCTTTGATAGAGTTGTAGCACTCATTCCTTTTTCTATTGCAGTAGAAATTGTAGCCTCTAAAGATTCTTTGTATATATCGGCTTGTTTCCATAGTTTGGTAGAAAGGTTAAGCCCTTTATCTTTACGGGCTTGGAAAGCCTTTAATTGGTCACTATTACTATCAAAATAATGCTTGAAACGTTCTCCTGAAACTTGCGCACGATAATACTTCAAAGCTTTGTTCGCAACAGCATCTTGAAAGATATTACTATTTTTCCATTCTACACTTGTACCTGAGTAAATAAGAGTTTGCATTTCACCTACAAATTGCCTTTGGAGTAAGAGTAAATCTCGTTTTAATTCTGGGAAGTCAGCAAAGAAAAATTCAGTAGAGCCGTCATAACCAACAGACTCAACGAGAGATGCTACTTTCTCGTTAAGCCTGTCATAAATATTTCTTACTTGCAACATATAGCCAGCAAGTCGTCTACTAAGGCCTTTATAAGCCTTTTTGTTATTTGGCAATCTTGGTATACCCATTTCTTAACCTAAATTTATCACATGCTCTTTGGGTTAAAACAACACAGAACTTTTTATTCGTATAATGAGGGCATCTTCCGAGAGTTGGTTCACCCTTTACGCTAAGAGTTTCAAACTTCATTTCAACCTCACAAAAGACACACTCACAGCATTTGTTTTTTATCTGTGTGCTATTAATCTTCTTTGCGGACATACACTTTTAATCGTGACTCTACAATCTTATTTCCGCCCTTTGTATAAACATGATCAGAAATGAGCTTATTCTTCTCTATTGCTTCAAAGATATGACTTCGATTATTACTCTTTTGAATACGCTCCATGTCAGCTATAGCTTTTCTGTAAGAGGTCTTTCCCTTACAAGATTTTCTATATTGACGAATATTCTTTTTTGTAATAGCAACTGCAATTGCTATTTCCTTTGCTTCATAATTAGGCTTAGCTTCGTATGACGGATAGACTTTCTGTGCTAACCATACAAGTGTACTTGCAATTCTTTTTCTCATAACTTTATTTGTGAACCAATATTATAATTAAAATCCTTTTCTATTCCGAACTCATTGCTCTTAACACATCGAGAAAAACTAATAGATTTTATCTCAATATGAGTAGCCTCTTCAAATTCTTTCATTGCAGAGGCTATCTTTTGTTCCATTTCATTTTTCTTCTCTCGTAACTCTTCTATTGTCATAATACTTGACTTTCTAAATTAAATGCAGTAGCGCTATTAGATGCTTCTATTGCACTCTCTTTCTGTATTTGCTCTAACGTTGCTTTTGCGTCAGAACTTTCTCCGTACTTCTGAATTGATTCCAATTGACTCTCGATAGGCTTATTACCATTAGCTTTCATACGCTTGTTTATTTCTGCTAATTCATCATTTTGAATATAGGGAGTAATAACATGTTCTACGAGAATATTATCAACTTCATTCTCCCATTTTTTATTCATGATCTTCAAGAAAGCCTTGATAACATTACACTCTCTTTCAAGGAACTCAAGCCACAATCCAGACTCATCACCTACTCGAAGATGTGCGTCTGTTAGAATAGTCTGACGAGCATCATAGCCAATATTACCAAGACCTTTCATGTTATCAAAAGAGAGGTCTGGAAGCTGAGCCTGCGACCAGTATAACTTCTCCATTGTTTCAACATGGTACTTTAAAGCTTCGATTGATTGAGACCAAGAGACATAGGAAACGTCTCCACCAGATTCGCAACGAACAACTCTATAAGCCTCATTTTTATCTTCTTGTCCTTTTATACCGCCAACAATCTTTAATAATGGAGCTGAATTATAAGCTATGACATTTGAATTTCGAGATAGCGAATATTCAATTTCTGTTCTAATTGGAGATAGACCTGCGTAAATAGGCTGTGGCTTCCATGCATAAACACCTGGAATTTTCATCAAGACAATATCCTCACCACTTGCAATCTCACCATCATCTGTAGCTTGTGTAAGAACAGCTTCCCATTTGCCGTTACCTTTTCCCTTTTTCCAAATGTAATGCTTGCTTTCTGTGTAGGTTTCAAAGAAAACGACCTCTTCATCTTTTATTTTCTTCGTGTACTCAAAAGACATTGCAAGCATATCATCCATTTCACTAAGCAACGGATAAAGCGCAACACCATCCATAGGAGAGAAAGTCTTACATTTTAGCTTATATTCGCTCTCAAAACCATAAAGAGTGTTTGGCTTTTTTACAGCATACCATACAGTAAAAATCTCACAAGAAGCATATAAAGACGTCGCACGTCTAAGATTTTCACTATCAATACGAACGTTCCTATATATGGACTCAATTGCCTTTGTAATTTGAAGTCTTGTCTCGTTGTCATCTACATTAGAATAGACACGTTTTACAGGGATAGCAAAAGTAAACTCAGACATTCGCTTCACATGTAATTTCTCCATTCCAACAATGATACGAGCAGATTTATCCACTTGCCCATCAGTTCTAATCTTATCTTTTAAAGTCGTTGTATCAGATAATATAGAATGTAACGTAGGCTCGTAATCTGTCTTTAAGTCATTCCAACTTGGAACTGAAACAGACTTCTCTTTTAATAAGGAAATTGTTTTTGAAATATCATTGCTATTAAAATCTATAGTACTAAAATCTATCATGACAACTATCTTTAAATTACTCTCACAAAGATAGTTAAAACTATTTGAATAACAAATAAATATAGATTTTTTATTAAAACAAAAATGCGCTTATCTTCACAGACCAGCGCAAGAAAAATATAACAATTAAATTATAAATATTTGTCAGATAATAACTGACGAGCTTTTTCAATTTCTTTATTAGTGTCTATGCCTATAGACTGATAAAATTTGTCACGTCCAAGCAAAGACTCATAAGCAATCTCTATACTCCTTTTTTCATCCTTAGTAAAGCCAAATCGAAAGGTCTTGATGATTGATAGGGCTTTTATAAAATTCCCAGCACGCAACAAATTTACGGCTATTTCTGTTTTTTTCTTCATACTTAAATACTACCCCCACGCTGTTGTTATTTTGTTTTCAATCCATTTTAGAAGCTCGTCTGTAGACTTTGTAATCTTATTTGGAACTTTTATCTTTCTATTTTTCTTGCCAATTACTCGACAGTAATCTTTGAAAAATATAATCTCTACTATTTCTTTTCTTGCAAGCTTTTCTAATTCTGAAAACTTAAAAGAAGGAATGTTTGTAGCTATATTTGCCACATCAGAATTAAGATAAATTGTTATTTGTTTCATTGCTCTTTATTATTAAATTTTCAATCTCTTTTCAAAAATTGCTTTGACAGCCTTTGCATCTTCTTCGGCTTGCGCTCGCTCCAAAATAGAATAATAATTACCAAATTTAAAATTTTCATCATCAAATGGAGATCCATTTTCGGAGTATCTAAAAAGTCTACCGAACTTGTCTATGTGTAAATAGTCTTCTCCTACTTCTACTTTAAATCGGATTTTTTCCATTATTTTAGTTTCGGCATTCCAGCGCAAATCCTTTGCGAATAGCTCATCAAAGAAAGCTTGTTTTTCCTCTTCTGTGGCGTGGCGAAAATTACTATTTGCCCAATCACTATTTACCCAATCAGAATTACAACTGCTCTTGATATTATTGTAATAACTATCAAAGTGTTCTTTATCATTTTCTTGATAGCATTTAAAAATCACTATCAAATCTGCAATATTTGCGTGCAAAATATCACCTTCTTTGAACTCTTCTTGCTTCTCCTCTTGCTTCTCTTCGATAGTAGCTTTGCAACCTGTTGGGATTGTAAATCTATCCCCTGCGTTTAATTCAATTGCCGTGTTTCTTTGTTGTTCTTTCTGATTTTTCATTGCTCTTATAATTTAAATTATTATTGTTTTATTTTGATATTGCAAAGATAGCAAATAAAAATGATATTTGCAAACATAACGCACTGAAAATCAGTAAGTTAAACTTTTATTAACTTGAAAGTGTCTGGGTAACAAAAAAAGTGTGTCTATCCATCACGGGCAAACACACTTAGAGCAATGAAATCACCAGAAAGACTGAGATTTCAATGCAAAGTTACAAAACATTTTGCAATATCCAAGAATCATCAGAATAATCTTTTGCGTTAGGATAAAAAGTTGAGGCTAAAGCGTCAGCTATATCTGGACTTCGTTTTAACCTTGATTTAATGTCTTCTTTTGCCTCTATAATAATCTTACCACTACTTTGGAAAGACCAGTGAACTTCAGTAAGTTCTGCAACTAATTCATCACATGGGGGGAAAGCTGGATTAAAACCATTCTTCGGATTGAGCCAATCTCTCACAGCCCAATAACAATATGCACGCATATTCGCAAACTCATATTGACCTGTTATGTCGTGTAATCCTTTTGTACCCTCAGAGAATTTGCACGAATAAGCATTTTTATAACCCAACTCCTCAAGACGAGAGAATACGCCTGCACCCTCACCAATAGTGTCAATAAAAACTTTTGCTTTTGCATCACTTAGCCAATGTGTAGCCTCACCTGCTACTTTCATGTGATCAGCCTTACCTCCAGATTGATGTATCTTTATTTCAGGTACATAATTCCCATAACGAGGCACAAAGCAACTACTATCTCGACCCATACCTGCTACGTCTATACCTACAAGTGGGTGCTTCTTTGATACAAACTTTTCCTCTTGTAATTTCCTCCAACGCTCAATAGCTAACTCACACCACTCGAGCGGTATTAGCATATCCTCAGAAGTCTTAGGGAACAAACCTAACACCTTTACACGAAACAAGTCGTTAGGTCGATAACACAACCCTTCAAATTCAAAATCTCCTTGTCCCTCGTCAAAGTCTTCTTTTTGAATTAAAGTACACCAGTTCTCCACTTTGTCTTTTACCCATTCATAATCGACTTGACCAGGTATAACGTTTCTCTTTTTAACAACATTCTCAGCATTTAAAGAGTTAAGCCTAAACTTTTTAAAGCGAGAAGACTTCATTGCTTTTGCAGCATAGCCAGTAGTAACATTAGGGTTAAAAACTAATAGTAGTCGAGAATTTCCCTGCAAGTTACCCTCAATAGCATTAAATGTAGTTTCACTGATACCTGACGCCTCAGTAACTGCAAACATTGTATTTACAGCGTGAAATCCTGACCACGATTCAGTATCGTCATCTGATGCTTTAAACCCTGTTAAAAACCATTCTGCGTTGTTTGTTCTTATTCCATCGGACAATAAACGTCCCTCCAAGATTTTCGCATTCCTAAACAGGCGACTTATTTCAGGAATCATAATATTAGTAACTTGTCGCCCAGTTGGAGCAGTCATAGCTATTTTTGTATTCTTAATTAGCTCTTTATTCTTATTCCAGCGTGGAGTAAGGTACATAAAACACAGGCAAGCTACAGCTGTAATATAATCTTTACCTCTCGCTGTCCCTGACGCAACTGCGACCATCTTTTTTTTCTGAACCGCACGCAATATAGCCTTTTGTTCATTATCTAACTTTGCATGAAGAACTTGTTCAGCAAAAAGACACCAATCGTCCCTCCATTTTCTCAAATAATCTTTATTTTTATTCCTCATCTTCTTCATCTGGCAAAGACTGCATCAATTCCAAAAATGGACTAGAATTAACATCATGCTCCGTTCGTTCAACATACCCACGCTTCTTTCCCTTAGTCTTTAGGTAAAAAATAATCGCAGTTAAGTTATCGTCATTGATAGCACCTAATAGTTTAGATTCGACGATATCAATTGTACTCTCGTTTATTTCTTCTACCTTAGAGGCAAAATCTTCATCTTCTCTCAACCAATTATAATAAGTTTGACGACTTATACCAGTTTTTTGACAAGCATAAGTGATTATTCCTTTCCCATCATTGAGAGTCTTTAAAAAAAGTTCTTTTTTAGTTTTACTTCTATCATTCATAATTAAAATAAGTTTTGTTGCACAACGCCTTCCTCTAACTCTTTTATTGTTTTTTTGTCAGGCATCGGAGCTTCTGACAAATTAGGGTTATCCCATCCATTCTTGTCAAGGAAAAACAACCTATCCCATGATGAATTGTCAAACCAACCACGCTCGAATGGGTTAAGGGCGGCCTGCTCTGTTACAATGAAATCAACCTTTGTCTTTCCTCTCGCTTTCCCTATCCTCGTATGGCAATCATAAACATACTCGGGTATCTTATAAAGAACATTATCGTATTTCGACAGGGGGATCTCATCTTTAATGACGTTGCATCTTAATGTTTCACTTCCACCTCGCTTAATAGCCTTCATAACAAGAACCAGTGCTTTTGCAGAAGCGAGCTCGACGATTTTAAATTGCCCAATATCTTGAAGGGCGGATATTTCTTCTGTAAGGTCTGCACACCCAATATCAGCGGCTTTTTTCTTTAGCGTATTCCAGTAGAACTTCGGGTAACGCATAAGAAGTTCGTAAGCAGCATATCCAACGGAGTCTGCATCTATAGCATCAAGAGCTGCAAGGAGGTAGTCTCTAACATCTAATGCAGAATGACCAAGACGTGTTAAATATGTGTTGTCTGACGATATGGCGTCGCAATATTTACGCAAATCTTTCTTTTCATAAGAGTTCTGGTAATTACAAACGAAATAATCTGCATCCCTGTTTTTCTTCGCATTCAATAAAATGGAAACAGCATCAGATATATAGCTATCGTTCTTATCTCCATTCATATCTTGTTCACGCAGTTTATAAATAACAGAAGTAACCATATCATGACAGTCCTCTGCCGATACAGTCAACAACCTCTTCCAAAGGTAACTCCGGTAGCGATCTTTCATTTCGTTAGCGGCATAGTAAGCAAGGTTTGTATCACGTCTTCTGATTGCTTTTTGAATCATAGACGAGATTTCAAACATAACATGTCCGTGTTTTGTATAAAGAATATCCATAATATATAATTTTTAATTACTATGTAAAGTTACGAATATTTGTTTATATAAACGAACGTTTCCAAATATTTAACTTACTGATAACCAATAACTTATAAATAAAAATCTTCAATATTATAATACCTGTCAACTTTGTTAACTATCCAATTAGAAGAGCAGTTGTTAGAATATGCACCAACACCTTTCAACAGTATCTTATCCCCGATATTAGCAGGACCTTTGTAGTCTTTTACAATTCTGTCTATATCAAGGCATGTGCTCCCAACGAGAATGCCGTCCTGCACTTCGTTGCCACAATTACCAATATGCTTATAAGCTGGAGATTTGTATACGCATGAGCTTCCTACATCTTGCATCTTCGTGTCAAGCGTTATGTAGGTGTGATTGCGAATTTTCTTTACTCCTATAACAGAAGTGAGCAAGTGCATCGTGTCAGCGACAAGCGAAGTGCCATTTTCTGTTATAAGCATTTTGTCACAATTAGGGTATGCTTTCTTCATTTCACCAGCAACGACTTGCGCATATTCGTCAAAAGTCGGTATATGAAAGCCAAACTGTGCTTTATATTCAGGGTACATAGGACCGCACATATTGCCACCTATATCCAAGATGTCAGCTTCGAGAATATTGGCATACTTAATGAGCCCAAGAACCCGTTTTCTGAACGATTGCAAATCTCTTCCTTCACCTACATGAAAATGAACGCACTTGATCTTAACATACGGATGATTATATTTGTTTGCGATCCATTCAAAATCTTCGCTTTCAACATCAATGCCAAAGCGTGAGTCTACTCCGTTACCTATATCAAAATTAAGCCTAACGCCAATTTCTAAAGGCGCATCATTATTGCTTACGGCAACAAATTTCTTAAATTCACAGAGGTTGTCGATATTCACAATACCACCATGTTTGGCAATTTGCAGTTTGGTGACAAAATCATCAATGACACCATTATAGATGATCATGTCATCCCTTACACCACGCATCTTTGCCATCATATACTCGTCATGAGAGACAACTTCGGAAAATTCTTTTTCATACACTACCATATCAGTGTATTTTTGCACGTAATTGGTCTTATACGAATAACCTATATGAAAATTAGGGTATATCTTTTTAAACGCGTTCCGCAAGTCGCAGAGGTTTTTCTGAAACTTCTTTGCGTCTACGATATACGCAGGAGTTTTCAATTCGCTAACGTGAAACTTTGATTCTTGCTTCATTTTTCTTAAAGTCATAACTATAATATTTCCCCCACTTGTTCTTCATCGCATGAACATAATTAACATGGTCTGAACGTTCTAAAACTTCATTTTTCCCAATTATCTCATTTTGATGATTTGACGCAAACAAAAATTTTTCCTGTAAAACGACTCTATTCATAAGGAGTTCCTGTAATGCCATATCAATATCACCAGCAGCAGCATCGTTTGGGTCATACTTAGCCTTGAACGCATTTTTGTTTACCCATCTTACAGGACCAGGCATACCTTTAAACGCAAATTCTCTGTCATACGCAAACAAAGCACCAGTCATACAGCTAAAGGCGAGACCAAGATTTAAGTCGTAGAGGAGCTGCCCTATACGCTCAATCTCAGAAGTGGTTATTTCTATTCCGCTGTCGCCTTTTAGTGGTAGATAGACGTCTTGTCTATAACAGAATGATTTAATATCATCGTCAAGAATACAAATAACATCTTCTGGGGTATTGTTTACTATCCAAAAAAATGTAGATGCGAAATCATGTGCCTCTCCTTTGGGAATAACAAGCAGATTAGCATGCCCATATTTACGATACTCGTCTGCTTCATCTTCCCTAACAACAAGAGTACTATATTCAACAAGTTTCTCCGTCATCATGACATCTGGCCGAGAGTAACTCATTATATAGATATTAAACGAAATACTCTGCTTCATAGAATTTGTTCATCTTCAAACCATAACTCGGTTCTTGCTGCTGACATATTGGCTCTCCGAGTAATTGTTTACAGCGAATATATGGTAGATTAACACCAGCCTTTGCACAGAATGGAACAGTTGCATTGATGCGAGGGTTAATCTCCAAAAGTGTGGCTTCTTCATCTTTAATAATAAAGTCCATGCATATATTTCCATCGAGACAAAGCTCATTAGAGACTTGTTCTGCTATTCTATACGCTTTATCGTTCTTGAAAATTTCTCCACGCATAACAGCTCCAAATGCCATCGTGTAACCTATATAGCCAACTATACCTACAATCTTGCCTTTATCGGCAACAAGGCACACGCTATAATCATAGCCTTCAACATACTCTTGAAGCATAACGGTTGCAGATGTATTTTCAACCAACTTGCAAAGATGTTCAAAAGTAACATACTTCTTTGTATCATAGACACCGATACAAGACAAGTCATTAGCTTTCTCGTCGTTTACAATAGCAAAGCCCTGCCCACCGCATTTATCAGACAACTTACAACAGAACATCTTTTCTGGATAGCCAACTTCCATTGCAAATTTTTCGATTGCTGCCCTATTGGTAGCAATATCCTGTTTCGGCATAAACTGCGGAAAACGCTGTTGTAATCTAATCTTGTTATTTGCGATAGCAAGAATATCTTGATCCATAACAGAAACCTTTATCCCATACTTGGCAAACTTTTCCTTGTTAGCAGAAAGCAACTCTAACTCGGAAGTTATATACGGCAAAATTATCTTAACATCATACTCACGGCAGATACCGATAAGAGTATCAATGTATGACGGTTCTGTAATTCTTGGCACTATGCGAGTAAAATCAACATTAGTGTGAAGAAGATTGTTTGGGTTGCAGTCAACTCCTACAACCTTAACATGGGCGCCATCTTCATTATTCTTCAAGCAATCTATGATCTCCTTTGAGAACCTTGAACACCCAGTTATAAGTACATTAAAATCTTTCATATCTATTTACTTTTAACAATACATTGCATATCATCATACCAAATGGCACGGCATTTTATTTTTCTATCACCAGACTTGCTATGTCCGACAATTACTTTCTTACCTTCGATGCCAAGCTGCTTGCACAGATTGTCATAGTCCATTTCTGTCTTACAAACAATCATCACATAATCATACTTTTCGTACCGGATAGGCTCCATTGCGCTTATCTTTCTTTCATTGGCATCAGTAGTGGGCAAATCAAGCCCAAGTTTGACTGTCAAATCGCTGGTCCACTCTGCAAGTTTATCCATATCCCAATCACCAGCATGAGTATTAGCTTTGATATTAATTGCTTTTAGCTCTGCTTTTGAATAGCCTACGAGCCGTTTACAGAGAACCTTTTCAGATTCACCACTTGTCTCTTTTATGGCTTTAACTCGTTGATGCCCAGAAATGATGTTGTTATCTTCATCTATAACAATCACACCAAAATCACCAAATTGCTCAATTGATTCTTGGAGTTCTTTGGCCTTTTTTGACGTGATTTTTCTTGGATTTCCAAGCTTATCTTGAAGTTCACCAACAGGTAACTCACAAATTTCAATATTCTTTTCCATCTATAAACTGCTCTATTATGTCGTTCATATTATAATACTTATACTCGCCAAGGCGACCTCCAAAAATCATATTAGGATATTCACGCTCAGCAAGTCTTCGATATTCTGCATATAACGCATTATTCATGCTATCACAAACAGGGTAACATGAAGGATATCCGCTATCTGTATCAGCAGGATATTCCTTAGATACGAATGTTCCACTTGCACAACAGAGAGGATCAAAATGCTTATGCTCTATAATTCTCGTGTATGGAACATCGAAGTCTGTATAATTAACAACTGCATTTCCTTGAAAGCTGTCAATGCTATCTATATACTCATGTTCAAAACGAACTGAGCGGTAGTCAAGTTTTCCTAACCGATAGCCAAACAAAGCATCTATCTCTCCTGTATAGACGATCTTGTCTGCAAGAGTGTTCAAAGATGCGATTTCATCAAGATAATCAACACTTGTCTTTATGTCAGAACCTTTAAGAAGATTCTTTATGAGAGAAGTATATCCTTTTACTGGTATACCCTGATAAATATCGTTGAAATAATTATTATCATAAGTAAAACGCAAGGGTATACGTTTAATCAATGACGAAGATAACTCAGTGCACTTCTTCCCCCATTGCTTTTCTGTATAACCTTTGACGAACCTCTCATAGAGTTCTACGCCTATCAAGGACAGACAATGTTCTTCAAGATTTACAGGATTTGCACACGGAATTATATCTTCTTCAATCGCAGATTTAGCTTCTGCTGGAGTTGTTACTCCAAAAACCTTACTAAAAGTATTCATGTTGAAAGGCAGATTATAAATCACGCCTTTATAGTTAGCAAGCGGAGAATTTACAAAAGGTACAAAAGGGGTTATACTATTCACAAAATCCCATACAGCCTTGTTGTTGGTATGAAAAATATGTGCACCATTAACATGCACCATTATCCCATGTTTCTCTTCAGTATAACATAATCCACCAATTTGCTTACTCTTCTCAACCACAAGGCACTTCTTCCCCTTCATTGTTGCAGAGTAAGCAAACATGCTTCCATATAAACCAGCTCCAACTATAAGATAGTCATATTTCATCATTTGTAACTTTTATACAAAAGTACTTAAACTTGTTTGATTAACAAATATTTTTCTGCAAAAAAATATGAGTTAACTACGAATTAACATATTTCACTCTCCATAGTTGATATTTCTTTGTTTCAAAAGCGTGACAGTTTTTTATCTCAGGGCAAAATCCTTTTGAGATACAACTTGGAACGCAATAACGACTAAGTATTGGTTCTATCTTTGCGACTTCATCAATAACTTTACCCCAAACCTCTCTTGTCTCTTTTGAGGCATTATTACAAAGTCTCACTTTCGAAATGTGTATCAGTTCTTGAGCATTTAGGGATAGCATTAAATTTACAGGCTCGCCTTGCTTCATTTCGTTTCGGTTAAGTCCTGACTTTGTAATATCTGGCCTACTCGTAGAGACGTATGGTTGCGCATGAACATGACGAACTAAATGACCCATTACCCAGTATGGTATATCGTACATATACACTTCAAATCTCAGCTCTCTTAAAGGGCTGTGTTCTGACCTTATTATTTGCTCCTTAAATTTATCACTTGGTTCTTTATCTATTGGAGACATTCTCTGTGTGAAACGTGCCGCATTTACGACATTTTTCCAAGATGATATTTTTTCTACTTTTATATCCATCTATATTTATTTTACTGCATTATTAAACTTTCTAATTACATTCATATTCTCGTTTATTAGGCTTATAATCTCATTGTGATATTCAGAGTTATTATTGCAAATTCCTCGAGACTGTACAAGTTTATATCGCTTTAAATCTACCTCGATAGTTTCTGCTCTTTCGCCATTTACCTTTGCAGTTAATAGCAGACTATCAAGACGTTTATAATATTCACTTGCGAAAACACAATGATGCATCGCATTTCCCTCATTCATTACATCTTCGACAGTAGGTAAAACTTTTATCTCAACATTCCCATTTGAAATAACCATACCTGCAAACCTCAGACGTTCGCTTTGATATTTTTCTGATGCTCTTTTGTCTTCAAGTAATTTCTTTCTATCTTCTATCTTTCTTTGTTTTTCCTCATACTTATTACACCACTCAAGGGCTTGCTCGTGAGCTTTCTTAACACTCTCAGGACAAATCAATTTAGGATTGCGAATATCTTTATTTGCTCTCTTTAAAAGCTCTATCATATCAAGCCATAAGTCAGCATCTTTGACAATATAATTGTGTCTAAGAATAATCCTTATAATCGAAGCTTTATCTTCTCTTGTAAGTCTACGCCCCCACCCGTAAGTTAAAGCACGCAAAAGAGAGAACTGTTTGCACTTCCAAAGCGTTTCAAACGTATTATTCGCTAATAAGCCTTTAATTACGTCTCGTGGTTGTATATTATTAAAACTATATTTTAAGCCGTTGCGACTCAAAAGAGGTAACTTAGAAGTTATTTTTGACGCTGATATAGGTAGCATAATTGTGTAATCACTATATACTGGAACTTTTTTGAATGAAAGCTCACTATTAAAAGCCCAAGAGTCTACAGCACCACTAAAACAGAAACGATTCATTGCTTCTATCTCAAAAGCCCCACGCTCATCAAACCATAATCTTACAGGTTCTATAACAAAGTATTCTTGCTTTATTTTTCTAACCTGAAAGAAACGACAAACCTGCCATTTCTTTAGGCGAAAGGAAATAACAAAGTAACGATAAATCCTTTTATTCTCACTTCGTTCTTTTTGAGTGTAAGAGCGAGAAATACCCCACTCTTTCTGCTTATCAGTGATAGGAGGTATTTTTTTACTAAGCAAAGAAATCTCTTTTTGTACTTTCGTTTTTGGTCTCATTAGTCAAATAGTGTTGGTCCAGCATCTTTCGTTTCAATCTTTTTCTTTGGCTTTAAAACCTCTCGTTGCTTAGAGAGTTGCTCTTGGTAGAAATCCTTACGAGCCTTTTCTTTTAACTCTTGTTTTTCCTCTTCGGAGAGTTCCACCTTATGATTTACAACCACCTCACAACTTATTTTTTCACCTACGCTCAAATTATCTTCGTCATAATAATGAACTGCCATGCCAAATATTTCATCGTCCTCAAAGCCGTTACAACCACTTTTATGAACTTCATTTAAGATGAAAGTTATACAATCATCAATATTTTTATTTTGCTTAGAATAAGACTTAGCAAACAATTCATCGACCCTTGCACGTTCTTCTAAATAGGCTTGTATAGTGCGTTTAAAATTTTCTGTACCTTTCATTTCTTTTAATTTTTAGAAATCTCAATTATCTGATTTATAGGTCCACACAAATAGGCTCTTAGGCTTGTTTTGTCTGGTGCGTAATATTCAGCCCATTGTCCGTACTGATTGACAAGGTATTTCTTTAGCACGTCAAAGAAGTCAAAGCGATAGCCTTGTAGGGGGACTGCAGTGCGAAAATAGGCATTTGAGTTCACAGCCTCACAGAGCCAATTCTTTTCCTCACGGCTCATACGCTCGCCACGATTGAGTTTCTCACGTAGAAGATAAACCTTACTATTACAAAGGCTATCCAAAGAGGGAACATCCCATTGTACAAACTTAACTGCTTTCATAGAACTTCAATTGAATAGTCCCAAAAATCTTCACTTCCTAAGATTATTTTTTCATCGTCATACATCTTAAGAACTTTGCTTTTAGCTTCTTCTTCATTAGACGCTTTCACCTTAACTTTTCGCTGTAAAGTCTCAGCGACTAAAACCTCATACTCTTTCATTGCTCAAATTATCTATCCAAATATAACTTCTCTAAATAACACACATTGCATAAGATTACTTGCGGTATAATAGTCGCCATTTTCACTAATAAGATCTACATAGTCTTGAGGACACTCTTCCATGAATTTTTTTAATCCAACCTCCATATCCTCAAGAGAAAATTCCTTTATTGTAGGCTCTTCTTCATCTTCATAGATAAATGCAGCAATCATACCACCACCAAGTAAAATGTCTGCTAATTTTTCTTCTACACAATCACTCTCCTGTTTAATCAAGTGTTTAAATCGTTTAGGGCGCTTAATTGCAAGCCAATCACTCCCATAGGTTGCGGTAGAAAAAATATCAACCAAATTATCTTTGTTTAACTCGTATTTCATTGCTCTTTTATTTTAGTTATTGGCAGGAATTTCACCTGCCAATTATTTTATATTACTCAAGTATATAGTCTGAAATAAACATAAATAGGAAAGTATTGCTTCCGTTAATGGTCAGTTGTGAACTATCCCAATTAGCGAAATCATCAATAGATTCATACATACATTCTTTACGCATTTTGATTTCGAACTCAGAACATTTTTCCATTTCGCAATCATTAGGAGAGTTGCGGAAAGCTTCCTCATAATCCTCTTCTTCATCATTGTAAGGAACATCATACATTGGAATAAGTCTCACTGCTATTCTCATAAGGTCTTGGAAGTCTTCTCCAGTTGTAAACCCTTTCATATAACCTTCAAGACCTTTTGAAAGGAAACTTTTAACGAACTCAACTCTTTCTAAAAATTCTGATTTTTTCATTGCTCTTATAATTTAAATTGTTATTGTTTTATTTTGATAGTGTAAAGGTAGTCATTTTATTTGATATTACCAAATATAACTCACTGAAAATCAATAAGTTAAACTTTTATTAACTTAGAAATGTCTGGGTGATATCTAAGTGTTAAGAATTTAACTTTTTAATAAGGATTGCCAAATATATTTGAAAGTCTTGTGCATGCTACAAAGAAACGTCTTTTCCATTTCTTAGGCGTAAACGCAATAAGTAATGAAAGATAGATTACACCTCCAGCAGCCGCCAAAACATCATCACTTGTCAAACAAATTATAGAGGGAAATAATAAAATAAACCCAGTTGTAAAAATTCCGATTCTTTTCATTGCTCTTTTATTTTAAAGAATAACCCCAAGTATTAATTGCAACAAGGGGTTATCGATATTTATTTCTATTACAAACGTTCAATTGTCCTTGCTATTTCTTCACCCCAAATGGATCTTATTATTTCTATTGCTTCTCTATCTCCGCTCCAACCAAATTGGCACTCGTGGTTGTTGTACTCTTGGAAATAAACCTCTTGGGGGCTGCACTCATTTTTTAGACGCTCATCTAAATTATCATAAGCTTTTTGCAAATTCTCTATACTGTCTTTTTTACCATATAGGCTGAAACGCTCTTCTTTAAGAGCTTTATATAGTTTCATAGTCTTGGCGTTTACCATAACGATTGCACCCTCGTATTTGTCCCAATCTTGGTAATATTGTAATCCGTCTTTTGTTGTTCTTATGTTCTCCATAATTGTTGTTTTTTTATTGGTTATTTGCTTTCTACTTTTAAAACACTCATATCTCCATATAGGCAGTTATCGCAAATCTTTTGCGCTTTCTTTTCTGCTGAAGATATGGTTCTTGCTTCTATTACTCTTGTAGTTTCATAACCACCTTTTGCAAACTGAGGGTTGCCTCTCCAAAATGTAACTGTAAATAATTTCATTGCTCTTATAATTTAAATTGTTATTGTTTTATTATTACATTGTAAAGGTAATCATTTTATTTGATATTACCAAACGTAATACACTGAAAATCAATAAGTTAAACTTTTATTAACTTGAAAATATTTGGATAACTATTATTTAAACTTTTATTTATAGGAACAAGTGCATATTATTCCTCTGTAACATCAAGTTCAAGAAGTTCAACCTCACTACAAGATGATAGTATTTTTTGCAGGTCTCGCCCTTTACTTGTACCTAAGGAGGTGTTTTTTAAATCCTCCTCAACATATTCCTTTAGAAAGGAAATTAACTCTAATATTGAATATCCTTGATTTTGGAACTCTTCTCTCCAGTTGGTTTCAGATGTGTCAATGAACGAGCATGCGCCTGCATCATCATTCCAGTCATCAGTTTCTACATAGTCTATTGTCGAAATCTTCACTTTTCGTGTTATCGTTTCAGTAACTTCGCAAATACGTTCTATTTCTTTATTATCTGTAGCATTCCAAGGTGCAGTCGAGTTATCTGCCCCAACTGGGTAATCGTGATTATTATACATTTTGAAATCTCATTTATTATGGCTTATTTACGCCTATTAATCATAAACTGATAGTAAATATTATATGAATAAAAATATATCTTATAAAGGCTTTATAACCCCTATAAGATATATTTATTAGCACATGCAAGAGAAATCAAACTCAAGCTCTGCCATCATTTTAAAATCATCCTCCATTAAAGATAATAGATCTTCTTTATCTTCTGCTTCGTAAGACGCAAAGCGAGAAGCTAATTTATCTAAGCACTCATTATCGGTTTTTAGTCCGTAAACCTCTCTCATACTATCGAAAAGCTTTATTATTTCCTCAGGCGAAAAGGAAAGCAAGTTTTCTAATGTAAGCTCTCTGATTTCTTGTAATTCTAATTTTTTCATTGCTCTTTAAATTTAATTATTAATATTAATTTTGACATTGTAAAGATAATTATAATTATTTGATAATCAAAGAGTTACACTATTTATTTTCTTGACTTTCACTTTTTATAACTTTTAATACACCTTAACCAGTCTATTTTGGTTCTTTTGAGCTTCACAAGCTTCATTTTCGAGGTCTATTTTATATCCCAAGTTTAAAGCACCCAAAAGAGCTGACGTGTATCTTTCTTTCTCTTCTTCACTTGTTAGGTACTCATTTGTATTTACTAAATTATAAACAAATTCAAAATCTTTCATTTCTATTTTTTCCTCCATTTTCTCTTTATACACTTCGACAATTCCCATAGCTTTAAAAAGCCTGTCGTTTTGTTTTTCTTTTTCTATTGAAATACGTTCTATAACCTTTATTTCTTCTATTCCATCATTTCCCCTATCACCTGTAAATACTATTTGACTGTTTGTAGATATATTAGCCATCATTTTCATTATTAAACTGTCTAATTCCCCACCTATAGAAAAATATTCTTTAGCATAGTTTAATATGTCAATTTCAGCAAGATTATTATTTGTTATCTCATATATAAATTCTTCTGCTATCATCATATCTTTTTTTTCTCCTTAAAATATTGTGCTATTACGTTATTTTCATACTCTCTTTTAGTTGCGATTTCTAAAATCACTTCCTTAATAGATTTTACTTCATTCATTAAAATGGCGTATAATCCTCTACCTGCGGTCTATTATCTAAATCATAGAATTGAGTAAATCTTCCGTCAAAACCAACAAGTGCATTTCCGATGCCAACCCCACGTCCTTTTGCAAGTATCAACTTCGCAGTACCATGTGTGTCTTGATCACTAAACTCTCCTTCATATTTAATCGTGCTATTTGGAACGGACTCAGGTCTATCTATCAAAACGATATTATCTGCACTTTCTTCTATTTGCCCAGATCCTCGAAGTTGCCTAATATCTGGGTGCTCTTTACCTCTCGCTAATTGAGAGAGAAGTATAACTGCAATCCCACATTCCTTTGCAATATTTTTAGCTGCACGAGCCATATATCCAAGACTTGCTTCCGTGCTATTACCAACTTGTGCGTAAATCTGTAAATAGTCTATTATTGCCAGCTTGATACCCTTTGTTTTTACAAGTGCTCTAATAGATCTTATAGTATCATCAAAAGATACTGTTGCTCTTTCGTCTATGTAAATAGGCAGTCCTTTGGTTGCTCCAATAGCCTTATCAAACTGCTGTAACTGAATTTCAGTCAATTTGCAGTTAACAATAACACTTGATGTAATTCCTGCTTTTGCACTTATAATTCGAGCAACAAGTTCAGACTTACCCATTTCCAAAGAATAAATGCCTACCCCATTGCCCTCTTGTGCTGTATTTACACCTATATTCATAGCCAAAGAAGTTTTACCTACACCTGTAAAAGCAGCTATAACAGTAAGCGTTCTTGGTCTTAATAGAAACTTATCATCAAATAAAGCAAAACCAGTTTTAAGGCTCGAACGTTTACCAGCTGCATTGTCATTAACAATTTCCTTTAATTCATCTATAGATTCATCGAAAGAATATATCCCATTATCAGCGGTATCACTTTGAATATCTCCAAGAACATTCATTGTCTCATTTATGACTTCATCAAAATTAGTCATAGGGTCAAGTACATTTTGCGAGGCTAATTGCAAATGAACCCATAATTTTCTTTGCTTCCACATCTTACGCAACCTCTCAATATCTTGCTCGATTGTGTCGTAACTGACAAACTTCACTAAGTCTAAGAAATCGAAAGACTCTAATTTGTGTTTTAATTCATGCGTCTTAGCATAGTTTAAAAGTGAATTAAGGTCTGCAATATAACCATCTGAAATAACGCCTGCAATACACTCGTAAATACATTTATTTATTTCATTGTAGAATAATTCTACATTCAGCTTATCACTGAACTCACTGAATCTCTCATTATACTTCATTAGAGTCGCAAGTACAGAACATTCTGTATTCTTGTCATTCGGCTGTAACTGTGCCTCTCCAATAATTTTTACTTTCTCCTTTTCTTTCATTGCTCTATTGTATTCTGTACATTTAAATTTATTTTAAGCCTATTTTAAAGCTCGTTGAGGCTTTATATTTTCATTTTGGATAAATTGTATTATTTTCAAAATAAAACGTCTTAAATCGCACGATTTACACGTCTTTCTAATATTACACCATCAAGAAACTTGGTAACATAGTCTTTAAAACTTACATCTGTGTATCTATATTGCTTTCCCTCAAAACGTCTCGCAAGCCTCACACCCTCGTTATAGTTTGATTTTTTTACAAGAAAATAAAAATCACTCGCTAATATAATCATATAACCAATAAGAGGAGATAAGCTGTTATCGAAATTATAAAGGCTAAATGGCGTTATTTCTACATTGCCAGCTTTACGAAACTCGCAAATTGATGAATAGATTTTAGAATTTCTATCGTCTTTAAACATATCAGACGTAATACAAAAACTACACTCAGCAAACCAATCAATATCGAAAGAATTAAGCAAGGTGCCTATTATGATATTTTCTATTTCTTGCAATCTGCTCATTTCCTAAAACTATCTCCCGTAAATAAAACTGGTTTAGTCAAGTAGCGAAGTCTATCAAGTGTACGCTCTCCATATTTCTCGCAAATCTCATCAAGAGTAAGATTGGTAGTGAGAAGTAATAACTGCTGTCTTTTCTCTGCAAGACTGATGACTTCTTCAAAAACGTTATGTGTTTCTCCGTAAATCTTACCAACGTCTTCTACCCCAAAGTCGTCTATGAGTATTGCACAGTCGCATTCTCTCAAAAGCTGTCGTTTGTCGTTTATCTCATAGCCATCAAACTTAATCAAGTTCTTACGAAGATAGTATCTGAAGATGTTAGGCATAATCTTTTCGCAGATAAGCGACTTACCACGACCGCATTGCCCATAACATAACAGACCTTTATTTTTATTATCCGTAAGCCATTCTGCTATTTCGTCATACTCTTGCGCCCATTGTATATCGTCGCCAACAAAGAATTTTAAGCCTCGCATTAACAATCCTTTTGCGTCGTCCAGTTTGATGCTTAAAATTTTCTTCTTCTCAATACCTGAGTATGCTGTTTCGTCTTTCTTTATTTCCATTGCTTTATTTTTTGATTAAAATATTTCTCATCTGTATTATCTCGTAAAATAATACCGATAGCACTTTTATTTTTTCTTGCCTGAGCTACTAACTCGTTATATTTGGAACTGATATTTGATACCGACAAGTTCGAAAGCATCCAGTTGTCTGTAATCTTATCAAGGAAAATTTGTAACGTAGTAAGCAAATCTTCATCTTCTACAGATAAGCCTTTGTTTTGTCGTGAAAATCTAAGTTGACTTAATAGTCTTTTCATTTGCGCCCCATCAGCTGCTTTCCAATAATATTTTTCTCCTGTCTTCTTTTCGAAGTATGGTTCAAATATGTTTTTAGCTTTTGTCACAAGTGTAGGTTCTTTCTTAGGCTTAGCTTTAGACTTTGGTTTAGACTCGTCTTTTGTTGATTCTTTTGAGTCAAAAGCGCTTGCGCTTAACCCTCCGTTAGGAGAAATATACTTATATTCTTGTTCTTGTATATCTTGTATATTATTGTGTGACGTTTTCGTCAGAGGGGGTGTGACGTTTTCGTCAGAGGGGTGTGACGTTTTCGTCAGAGGGGGTGTGACGTTTTCGTCAGAGGGGGTGTGACCGCTATCAAACTTGTCAGCAAGCTCAGTAAACTTGTAATAACTTTTCCCTAATTCTTGAGTTTTTCCGTATCTTGAAAGCAAGCCAACATCAACAAGCTTATTAATGTGCGATATAATTCTCCTCTTACTCTTTATACCAAGTATCGGTAACTGGTCAATTATTAAATCGTGTGAAACCCAGAAGTAAATGTTCCCATCGTCTAACTTTTCCTTTTGACAATAAGTTTTTGTCTCAAAAGATTTCAGAAATTCAAAAATACATAAGTCCACTAAACTTATATTTATTCCAAATTCCTCTACCTCTCTTAAATGCAGACTAAGAGAATATTGAATACCTGCCATATCTTTTATTTTAAGAAAACACCCCTTTAACGTTCAGTCCTAAAGTCGCAAGCGGACGTACTTATTAAAGAGGTGAAAACAATATTTTTTATCTTCTTGGTTGCGACTCCAATATATTTAATTCTAAATTTCGATGTAAAGATAACATTTTGATTTAGATTAAACTAAGGTAAATCTAATAAAATACTTTTTGTTAAGGAATTTTTAGATATTAGCTCGTATTCCTTTGAGAGAACCGAGACGTTTCGCCTCTCTTTTGTAGTATTCTATCATAGCTTCCAACTCAAAATCTGACCATTTTTTTACTTGATGAGATTTTGCTGTTAGTAACTCAAACCTTTGCATACCAATCTTACGAATTAAATTAGCTTGATAAGCTATAAGATGATCACTTGAAAATCTATTGCAATTGTGCATAGCATAACCATTAGCAATGAAAGTATGAGTGGACGTTTCTAAGACAACAATTTCCTCCTTTCCTATATACTTTATTTTTTTTACTTTGCTGTCATATCTCGACCTGATCATTCCAAGTTTATCAATATTAAGTTTGTCTATTTTCAATGGCCTTACCCTCATTAGAAAATGCAATTTCTCAACATTAGTTCCTGTCACGAGGAACTGCCATGAATGATAATTACTATTCAGCAGAGGATTCCTACTCTTATCCATCGATTGTCGGCAAGGCTTATTATTTTGAGTAAACCTTTCTATCAATCTAATCAGCTTTTCTTGTATCTTAGGATATTTATCACATTGTGCAACTCCAACTCTTAGCCCATATCGCAAACTCCCATCGGGGTTGCGTGTATTTTGCTGACAAAGGTGACCATCTGCATCTATCATTCCAGCAAGCCAACCACTATCACTTGACAGATCTTGGAACACAACTTCAAATGGCTTACATACGACAGAACAAGTCTTATCTGTATGTGGTCCAGATTTCCTTTGTCCTTGGATATTATATCCATTTACCCAGAGATCTTTTGTCTTTACCCATGTATAAGAACCTCCACAACGCTTTCTCGCAAGCCATTTATGATCAGGGGTTGTTTTAATATGGTCTCCATTCTCTAATTCAACATCATAAACATCTTGTATCTCTCTATGCGTATGTGTCACTATCCCCTCCTTCCAAAGCCTTGCTTGTGCTCGGCTTCTCTCTTCTTCAAACGAGAGTAATCTATCTCCTACTCTCAAATCACCAAGTTCAACCCATCTCAAGTCACTTGTAAGGACAAGGGCGTCAGGCGTAAGACAATGCCTACATTCAGCATGACAGTCATCTTCATCAAAACGCACAGAATGATGTCTCCGACTAAAGAAATGACCACAATCAGCTTGTTCAAATGGTTTTATTTGGCCACAAGAAATACATTTAAAGTACCCACTGGGCATTGTATCACGCAACCGAATATAAGCAGAGAAAACTTTATCAAGTTTATCTACTAAATTCGATTTTTTCTTTTGTGGTGTTCTTTTAGTACTCTTTTTAGGCTCTTTATTTTCTATTTTAGAGCTTTTTGAAGTCTTTTTGAAATAATATTTATTCATTATCGAAATATTGTCTTAAATCGTTTGTTTTCGTTTAATTCTATTTCACTCATTACTGACTCAAAGATGATCTCGCAACCAATTGCAGTTGCTACCATAAATTCAGTATAACATCCTTGAGAATGATTCCATTTATCCATCATAAAAATAGTATCACACTCTGTGAGCAATTGAATATCTTTTCTCATGTGTTGAGCCGTTGTAGCATCACAAGGAAGACCATTCTCCATCGGATTTACAACCTCATAACCAGCAGTCTCTAACATTACTTGAGCAGACTTAAAAGCTTTTCTCCTTTCGTCCAAATTCATTCCACTAATTGGACCTGAAACATAACATTTGTGTCTCATCTATTGTCTCCATTTCCATTAAGTTTATTACGCTCTTTCCGTGAACGCAGTTTTTCCACATTCATTTCTCCAATTTCTTCAAGACTATACCCTATATCGTGAGCAAGGGTTGCGCAATACCAAAGCACATCACCAATCTCTTTAGCTATCTCTCGTTTTCTATCGTCAGTGAACTCTCCATTATTGTCACGGATAACTTTCTTTACTTTATCACTACATTCACCAGCTTCACCTGTTATTCCAAGTGCAGGGTAAATAACTTTGTACTCTTTAGGGTACACTGCCGTTTCTAAAGCGGCTTTTTGAAATTCATTTAATGTCATAATCATCTTTTATTAATCATTACTACTATTTGACAATACACATAAAGTGATAATATATATTGCTGTTACGATAACCCAAATCATTTTAAATCTTTGTATTAAAACACTCTATTTGTTAAAATTTTTCCATTACTTTTCACACACCAAAGCTGAGAATTAGGTTTCTCAACATCGATTTTCAAATCAGAGACTTTGCCAAATCTTTTGTAATTTCCACAGAGGTCAATTACCCACGCATCTTTGCCTTTAAAAGGTCTGATAGCACGACCAACACATTGGTAATAGAGAGCCAAAGATTTTGTCGGACGAGCCATAATAACAGTATCGAGTTCAGGATAATCAAATCCAGTAGTTAATACTTGAGCATTTGCTATTACCTTTATCTCTCCACTTTTGAACCTTTCAAGCATCCATTCACGCTCTTTTTTAGGAGTATCGCCTGTGACAATATCGGCAGGGACATTCCTTGATCTCAATTCTCTTACAAGATTTTCAGCCTCTTCGACAAATCGTGTAAACACTAAAACGCCCTTTCTCGGAATACCGCTTTTAGGCTTGAGAACTCGCAAAGTAGCATTTGTAAGTTTGGTAAAAAAGTCACAGCGTTTATACTCTAATTTCAATGAGTTTTCATCATAATCAGCACCAGTAGAATTACTCATAACGTTCTCGAGATTAATTGCAGTTAAGTCATAATATTTTAAATCTGCCAAATACCCTTTTGCAAGTAACTCTGACGTCTGACAAACGTATAAAACCTCACTAAAAATTCGAGGTCGTGTTCTTGTGAGAAACTTCAACATTGATCCTCCCATATACGAACTAAGACGATAAGGAGTAGCCGTAAGACCGATAACTTGCCTATCTTGCGAATTGATGAATTTCTCATACATTCCACCTTTGCTATTTACTACATGTGCCTCATCAATCATAACATATTTGAAGTGCTTAAAATCCTCCATACGATTAATTACGCTACCTATGGTAGCAAATGTAATTCTATTAATATCCTTACACCCAACCGATGCAGAATAACAGCCACAATCAAATATCCCATAACTTTGGAGTTTAGAGTAATTTTGCTCTAAAATTTCTTTTGACGGGCACAATACAATAAGTGGAGCATTTAACCTTGAGGCTATATCTGCTATTATCAAAGACTTTCCACCGCCAGTCGAGACAATAATTAGTCCGTTTATCTTTCTTGTGCTTTGGAAAGCCTGAACAGCTGCATCACTCGCTTCTTTTTGGTAACTTCTTAGTTGAAATTTCATTGCTCTAAATGTGTGTAAAAAAGGTGCGGAATTTCACCGCACCAATGTAATTATTATTCTTCGTCGTCATCATCGCCAAAAGGCAAATCGTCGTCTTCACTATCCTCGTCAAGATTAATCGGTTTTTCAACCTCAGGGAAGACAACACCGAAAACTTCTTTCATCGCTTCACGATTGACGTCCTCTTGACTCCAAATACCTTGTTTATCCCATTCAGGTATCTTTTCTGCCTTTACGAGTTTCATTTCTCCATCAACCCATGAATAGAAGAGGAAATAGCCATTTAAAGCTACTCTTACAGTCTCCGTTGACGACAATTTATAATCTGTTGTGCCTTGCTTTACTCGAGCTGCCAAATCTGCAATTTCAAGCAAAATAGAATTGTATGCCTCCTCAGCATTTTTCTTCATTGCCTTAATTGCTTCAAGAGTCTCTTGTAACTCTTGCTTTCTCTTTGGAACATCATTTTCTTCTTTCAGACAGTACTCCTCACGGATCATTGCAATCTCATGATTATCGTACTGACGAGTAGCTAATTCTCCCTCAGGAAAGAGGCAGTTAAATTTCTCACGAAAGACTTTTAATGGTTCTTTTGAAGACTTAGCACCTTTACAAAGAACAAGAACGTCCTTAAACTCTTCTCTCACTTTATCGTCCAATACAAAATCTATATTTGCTGGCGAATAATTCTTTAAATCTGCAATCATATTTTTATTGGTTTAATTCTTCTTTGTAGTGTTCAAGAATGTACTTTTGCTCTTCATCTGTAAGCGAATACGCTTTAGACATAAACTTAATTGCCACGCTTTCGTTATCACCTGAAAGTGGGAAATAATCGAACGCAAACTTACTGGTTAAACGCTTTAGTTTTGCGTCCTTTTCTTTGACCTCGTTTACTTTTTCTTGAATTTCAAGAGCAATTTCAGAAACTGAATTATAAGCCTCTTCATAAGCTTTCAAGTCCTTTGCCGCTTGATCTTTCATTGCCCTATTTTGAGACGCAAGACCAACGATTTTAGAGTACAATTCATTCGAATAGACATGGCTAACATTTATACCAAAATCGTCATTAGAATTATAGGTGTATCTCTCCTTTTGCACCAAATATTTATATTCTCCACCAAGTTTACTCCAGTCATATTCCACTTTTCGTAAGGACTTCGCTTTTCGTAACGCTTCTGCTACATTTTGCGCATCATTGAAATCTGTAAACGCATAACCATCTAAGAATGGTATCTTGTACACTTTTTGGTCAGCAGGCTCAATCTCAAATAGCTCTGGTTCTTTTGGCTTATCAACTATTTTGATACCTTCTTCCATCATGCGAAACTTAATCATGTTTTGCACATCTACTTCACTTAGAGCAAGAATTTCCTGCTCGGTCATTTCATTAATCTTTTTCATTGTTTTTTTATTTATAAAAATTCCTTATTATTTTCAATTACTTGTTGTGCATAGAACAACATTTCTGACTCGTGAGGCTCTGGTAAATATAATCCAGCTACAGAGGCACTCCAGTTGCGAAACCTTTCTATTGCAGTTGTCATTTCCCCTTTATCAAGGTCTGTTGTACTCCTTAGATAAAGAACCTCTTTACCTCTCTTATTTACTCTTTTCCTTTCAAAAATGTCGCTATTACATTTCTTCTTAAAAAAATCATATTTTACTTGTTCTATTGGAAGCCCGAACTCAGCTCCCCAAAAACCGAGAAGAACATGCAAGTAAGAGTTCTGAGAAGAAGTCCTTTTCGTAAGCTTCGTTTTTAACTCGACATAGGACTTCTTCATTTTCATCTCCTTACATTTTAAGTCAAACTTTTGCAAGTCATATTCATTCGATAAATTATATAGAGCCATCGCTTAATAATCTATAATTTGCAAAGTGAATAGGTCTTCCAGTTATTTTACTTACAGAGCTTATTGTGTCTGTAATAATATTATAGCCATCATTGCGCAGATCTGAGATTCTTGAGCTTAACCTATAACAACCATATTCTCGTAAAGCTGTCAACGGCTCTATACTCCCAAACCTTTTAAGATGCTGTAATATTACTCTCTTTTGAGATAAAGTCTCTGTACTCATAGTTAGAATGGTAAATTATCTCCTTCAACTTCTCCGTTCGCATCTACATTAGGAGGGAAAGGCTGAGATTGTGCTTGTTGTACATTTTGAGAGCCTTGTGGAGGCTGTTGAGCTGTTGGGGTAGAATTGTTAGGTTGAGCTACATTTGAGGCTTGGTAGCCGTTATTTTGACGTTGATAAGGTTCAATCTTATAACCTGTAATAGAGGTAATGTAACTCACCTTACCATCTTTCTCAAATGGTCTACCATTTAGAGCAAAGCTAATAGTAACTAAGTCACCTGCTTTAAATCTATCTAACTCATTCGTTCTATTTCCGACAAAATCGAAAGAGGGGTAATTCTCAAATTTTTGTCCTGTCATTTGGTCGTAGTGACTTGCATCGAGGACAATCTGACGCTTTGTAAATGTACCCCCACTTTTTGTTGGAACTGTAACTGTATTCTCTATAAATAATACTTTTCCGCTAATTTGATTTGCCATATTATTCTTCGTTAAAAATCTTTTTATTTGTGATTAAATCTCTATTATCCTCGAGGAACTGACAGAACCTCTCGCAGATGTTTTTCAATAACATTTTACTTTGCTCATGGTTATACTGATAAACCTCAGCATATTGAACTCCAGTAATTAGAGGCGTCCGACTTGTTCCACCTTTTAAAACGTAGGCTGTAAATTCAAAAGAATTTATCTCCGTACATGCTCCACTTTCAATAAGTGTATAAGGATAAATGTGTCTCTGCCAGTACTTAGAATACTTACCAAACTCATAACGAGAAGTAGTCTTTAAGTCAAAAACTTTATTTTCTCTCAACTCGTCAATGTATCCATATAGTTCCACCTCTCCAAACTCTGTATCGATAGTTGCAGAAGTAAAAACTTGACTTAAAGAACCTTTGAAATATTCTGCAATAGATTTGCAAAAGTCCTTATCGAAATAAAAAGAAAAACCATCTATTTCAGCAAAAATGCAAGGGACTTTAATATGTTCAAACCAATAATCGTAATAAATAGGTTTGCCAACTTCGTCAGTACAACCAAATTCTCTCTTTACATCAACTCCCTTAAGAGACTTAATAAGAATATTCTTGTTATCACTCTTTTTATTATGAATGATGCAATCTACAATTTCATTCAGAGCTGTACCTTTACTTGCAGGCTCTGACGGCTCGTGCGGAACTCGATTAATAGCATCTAATAACTCTTGTTTTAGAAGAGCGTCCACTTCTTCTTGTGAATAGTGGAACGCATCTTCTGCCTCAGAGTAATTCTTATGCCATTTACCATCTTCATCTTGATAAAAATAATCCTCCGCAGTCGTATCTAAAAACGTTTGGAACTTATCAAGTAAAGTCGGATAAAATCTGTAATTAGGCATACATCTTAGTTTTTTTATCGAACTTCAAACCTAACTTCTCGCACTTGTCTTTAACGAGCAAACCAATCTTTAGTTTACTGTCCCAAATTTGCTTTGCCTCAGCGAAAGACTTACAGAAATCATTAGCGGTACTCGCATCAACGATAGCCTCAACTTCCTCCTTAGCACTTTCAATAAGTGCATCGTATTCCTTTCTAACTTCACGCTCATTTTTTAAATAAGAATGATAGCTTTCAAAAATATTCGTAAGGAATCTATTCTCTCCAATAACCGCTCCATGACCATTGATTAGCGTAGGAATCTCCATCGCATTTGGTAAATTACAAGTGTTCTTTGTATAAGCTTTTTCGTTTACACCCCAGTAGACATATCTCTTTTCTCCGTAAGCTTGCATATAGCCAACTAAATCTAATTCCTTAATTAAGTCTCCTACAGAGCTGCCACCCATTTCTGGACGAACAATCTTTTGTTCTCCGTCTTTATCCTCTCGTTCGTGAGCGATAAAAACTAAGTTTTTGCCCATCATACTAACCTGCCTTAGGAAATTGATGAACATTGCCTTTCTTGCTGTAAAGCCTTGTAAGGATAGGCTTCCGTCACGCTTTGCTAACTTAGGTTCGTTTTTGATGATGTAAGCCGACATAAAGTCGAGAGCTTTGCCTGCTGTATCAATAACTATTGTCTTATATTCAGACAAATCCTCATTTAACACCGCCATAACATCTTCCCATTTTTCTACTTGCAAAGTAGGAACTTGGAACGCTCCATTAACACGCTGCACACCACCATCAAAATCCAATAATACAGGACTTGGCGCAGACAAACCTAATGTTGATTTTCCCATACCTGGTGCTCCATAAACAAGCACCTTAATTGTGGAGTTAATAGCCAACTCCGAAGGCTTTTTTAATAAACTACTCATTGCTCTAAGTGTGTTTTAGTTAAACAAATTATTTTCATTTACATATCTAATAAATTCAGACTTTTCATGTATTCCTAATTTCAAATACACTGACTTGATATGATTTTTAACAGTATAAGGAGAGATGTACAAAGTTTCCGCAATCTCTTCTTTTTGCTTTCCTTGATAGACAAGTTTCATTACTCTTAATTCTTGTTCAGACAATTTAGAGTTGAATTTTGGCGAGCAAATAACACCCTCAAAACTACACTCACCTCTCAAAGGACATTCTACTTTTTCAAAGTTAAACTTACCATTACTTTCTACATCGTCTTTCGTTCCGTCTAACTTTCCAAAGTTGCATTTGCAAAATCTTTTAACTATCAAAAACTGATAGTAAGGAACGTTTAAAGCACTCTTTTGGTAAACTTTCGTTAGAGCCTTGTAGGCTAAAGGATAACGCTCCCTTATACCATCTAACATATATTTGATAAGTTCTGTTTGGGTCTCATCCACAATCGTATTTTTACCATCGTCAGATTTGCACCAAAGCTCACCCTCAAACATATAGAACTCTAAATTTCCCATAACTCTGCTTTTGGTATTCCTGTAACTTCGACTAAAACGTTTATGTGATTTTCATTTGCAGGCTTCATGCCATAGAAAATCCAATTTCTCACTGTTGATGACGTTACTCCAGTTTTGGAGGCGATCTCATTTATAAAATCTGTCTTCGGACAAGTTGCGTCTGGAAGACCCTCATAATAGCCCCGTAGGGTCATTTTTTCTCTGTTCTTCTTCATTTCTTTGTGATAATCAAATACTTTATTTATCTTTGCATTGTTGTATTAATTATTATAATGCAAAGGTAATAAAATTATTTAGATTAATCTAAGATTAGTCTACTAATTGTCTTGTAATTAATAAATTTTAAGAATATGAACGAGGTACAAGAAAGATTAAACCAATTTATCAACTATCTTGACACAAGTGTTTCTCAATTCGAACAGAGCACAGGTCTCGGAAATGGCTTTGTATCAAATACAAATGCAAGAATGCGAAATAGCTCGAAAAACCTCATTTCCTCAAGATACCCTGAGCTAAATATGGAATGGCTTATAAAAGGAAAAGGCGAGATGCTAAATTCTAATAGGCATACCATAAACTCTTCTGGAGACAACTCCGCAAACGCCATACACGGAAATGCTATTGTCATAAACTCAAACCATAGAAGCGACAGAATACCTTTCTATGGTGACTTTACACCAAGTTACGATCCAGAGACAACAACTGCAAATTTAGATTATTCTAAACCATCGTACATTGATGCAGGAGACTGGTTTGAAGGGGCAACATCAGCAATAAGACATTATGGTGACAGCATGACAGAATACCCAAATGGATCTATACTTGTACTGAAAAGAGTACAAGATATTAACCTATTAATGTGGGGCAAAAATTACTCAATAGAAACTACAGAGTATAGAATAACAAGAAGACTTCAAGACGGAGGCGAGGACTTTATTTTAGCATATAGCACAAACGATGAAACCTTTACAGACGGAACTCCAGTTTATCAACCTATAAAGATACCTAAATCTTCTATTGTAAGCATAGACTTAATTTTAGGTAGAATTATTAAAGAGCATAGCAATAACTTAATATAGCAAAGATGTACGAAAATAAATTGAAATCAAAAGGAGGGCAAAGCGCAAATTCTATAAAAGAAAATAGTACGCAAATCTCAGGAGAGAACCCTATAATAAATAACTATTCAATGAACGAGGATATGGACGAGTTCTTCAAATCAAATCATATTAAAGCCATTGATATAATAAAAAGTCAGCGTTCTATAATATTAAAGTTGCAACATCAAATAGATAGACAGCAAACGCAAATAGACGTGATGCAAGAAATAAAAAATAAACTCGTTGTAATGCTCATGAAATTACTTGACGAAAAAAACATATAGGACCTATGCTTAATATTTCAGAAGAAGCGATAGCTATAACTAAAAGATTCTTTTTAGCAATAGACGTTCTTATCACACAAAGAAAGATAAGAGGACTAAACTCTTTTGCACAAAAATACAATATCAATTATTGGAACTTGTGCACATTGAAAAAAGAACCAGAAAGGAGAGTTCTAAAAGTCGAATATATTTCATACTTAGTGAGAGATTTTGAAATTTCTCCTAAGTATCTACTTTTAGGAATTGGAACTATGTTTGAAGAAAAAGAGATAACACCAACTGATGCTATCTCTTAACCCTGTTTTAATTACGTTTGAAAGACTTTTTTTTTAGTCTTGTAGTATCTATATGGTTTTGTACCAACCAGTCTGTTAAAGATCTGATTTTTACAGCTAAATCCGTAGCCGTATAACGACTATATTTTACATCAATGCTATTCTTGAAATAACGTTGTTTTTTTCATTGTAGAAATTCACATCTTCTTTTGTAAGAACGTCTGTGAAGTGTTCATTTCTTATATCTTTTGCAATAAATTCATTGTCTGTAAGACTTTCGATTTTTGCTTTTACTTCGTTCATATCTTTCAAGAACGTTGTAATTTCGCTTTCGCTTGCTTCATCTTCTTTCATCCACTCGAGAATTTCGTTAATTTCATATTCTTGAAACTCTTCTGCATCGCCTTTTGTAAAGAAGATGAAATTTTCGTTTTGCTTATATTGTTCAAAAACATCAATTGCAGAAGTCATACTGCCTTTGTCTTCGTAATTGCTTGAACCTTGCTTTGCTTGAATTAGAACAACATTTAAGTTATATTTATCTGCTAATTCTTGAGCTTGTGAGAAACTTTTAAAGCCACAAATAGCATCATCTATATTATTTACTTTTACAAGTTCTAAGCCGTTTTGTTTTGCAATATTTTTTAATTCTTGAGTTGTCATAGTCGTATTTTTATATGGTTAATATTTGTTTATAAAAGGATAAACTTCACCATCTTTGTTTTCAGTCTTCTACCTTAAAAAGTATTCCTATTTGCTTGCGTGTTCCATCAAACTCATAATCAACGCTCTTCTTATCATAGATAGCGAAAGGTTCGCCGCATCCGTCACAAGTAACTGAGAACTTATAATCATCAATCTCTTCTACGTGCATTCCATTACAGAACTCTCCGTTAAGTGCTTTTGTGTAAAGATCAAATGGTGCAACTGCGTGGCCAACACATTTAATATTTCTGCCTGGCTTAGTTTCAAACTCTGAGATTTCTATAAAGCTCTCATCATCTTTAAACTGGTTTGCAAGCTCTTCAATCTCTGCAAAGTTATTAAAACCTAAGAGAGCTGCTGTACCATTACGAAACTCTTCAATTCTTTGAAGTGGATAATTTCCGAAAACGAAATCTGAAAAATCTTTTGCTTCCATATTGTTTGTTTTATTTGTTAGTTTGTATTATTTGTATTACTATTACAATGTAAAGGTAGTAAAATTATTTAGATTAAACTAAGGTTATACTAATAATTATCTTGTCGTTAAGATATTTTAAGGTTTGAGGCGTAAATACACAAAAAAAGCGGTAGTATTTTCACAAACTCTACCGCTTAAAATGTAAACAAATAATACGCAAGACAAAAATATTAATCTTTTAGTAATTCATCGAACCTTATACCTTTCAGAGAATTGTGCAATATTTCTACATTTCTCGAAACATTCTCATCTTTCAAGATACTATCAATATCTATATTTCCAGCAGCTGCTTCAATACAGGTTTTTAACTTATCTATGATAGGTGAAGAGATATACTCTTGCTTTCCATTTATAGCCCCTTTAACTTCGCTTGATACGCCATTTAAGAACTTATTTGCATAATTGATAATAGAAAGAGCAATAATCGCATAGGTCGAAATACTTGGATAAGCAAAGGACGGAGAGTACTTTTTTATCGCTGAATTGACTGAATAATAAAATATTGCAAATGGTCTTGAATGCTCCAGTAAGAGAGCATCTGCAACATGATCCACAATATTAGTAGGGTCATTCGCCTTATTTTTGTCAAGCATATTTCTCCACTGCTGAATTAAATCTTTCATAACTCGTGACAGCTTTCGTGTCTGTTCGATCCTATTATCTGCAAGTTCCTTTAAAAGTCTCTCAGTATAAACTATTGCTAAGTTATAAATAACAATAGGCATAATCACTTGATGTGCAAGCTCATTTACTGAAAACTTATTCGATAATTCCTCTTGCTGAATATTCACACTACACTGCTGTACTTGTTTTTGCATCTGCGACAAGTCAATAACTTTCCATTTAAAGCGTTTAGCGTTTATCCGATGAGGCTTACTATCTTTATTTTCACGAATTAATAAACATTCAGTTCCATCTTTCAATGGATCAGCATTTGTAGCATAATATTGCTTACCTACGACAATGTTCGACTGAACTTTATCTGTACAATTCCTCTCTATGATTTGAATTAATTTCATTGCTCTTTATTATTATACTTTCAATCTCTTTTCAAAAATTGCTCTGATAAATTTTGCATCTTGTTCGGCTTGCCCTATTTCTTCTGGTAAATAATAATTACCTGTTTCAAATCTTACATCATCATAAGAATCTGCAAAATCTATTACATTGAGGACCTTTCCTCTATTATCTATATATAAATAACGCTCACCTTTTTTAGCTCTCTCTCTAATACTCTCCATTGTCTTAGTTTCTGTGTTCCAACGCAAGCCCTTTGCTTTTAGCTCATCAAAGAAATGCTGTTTTTCTTCTTCTGTGGCGTGGAGAAAATTGACAGCACCCCAACCTAAATTAGACTCATTACAATTATTGTAATAAGACTCAAACTCATCTGTAATTTCATTTACATAGCTTTTGAAAATAACGATAGCACCTGTTCTCACTGAACGCAAAATATCACCGTCTTTGAACTCTTCTTTGAGTTCTTCGTTTTGCTCTTTGATAATAATTTGATTATCTTCGATTCTTGCTTGACAATTTTCAGGGATATTTATTCTATCACCTGCGCTTAATTTTATTTCCATAGTTATATTTTATTGTTTGTTTGTTTTTTTTATTCGCACAAGCCGTGATATAAGCTCATACAGCTATATCCCTCATCTGGCTCAAACATATCATTTTCCACATCATTGCGATTAACGTATTGAAAAACTTCCTGCACAGTTGGAAAGATGCCATTTGCACAAAAACGCTTTGGTATGTAACTTGGCGAAAAAAACGACGAACCCCTCTCTGTTTTTTCTTTCATTTCCTGCTCTGCTTTAATTAATCGATTTTTTGCCCATTCATCCTTTGAAATAAGCTGCACTTCACGCTTTCGACACATAATGCAAGGGAAACATCCAACTCTTGAAAAACCTCTCTCATACAAAGGATTAGGACGCTGTCCATTCTCAAGAATATAATCTATTACATCTTGTGAAGACCAGTTGAAAATAGGCCTTAAAACTGATGCGTCGTGAGTTTTACACCATTCTTTTACGGTTTTCTTATGATATAAATTCTTTGCTTCTTCACTAAAATATTCTTTGAAGTAAGAGCATTCAACTTCCAGCTTTGCACGCCTTGCGCTTTCAGAGCTTCTAATTCCTTGAATAATAATAAAACTTTCATCTTGTGATAAAATATAATCAACCATTGGAATTATTTTTAATTCTGAGGTACAAAAACGTCGAGTAGTCGAAGGGAAACGTGTCTTTTTTATTGACATATCTACAAAATCTTTATATTTATTATTTCGCAAAACAATCAAATTCACACCTAAGATTTTACAAACGTCATCTATATGTTTATAGGTTATTTCGTGTTCCCAACCCGTGTCGCAAAACACCGCTGTAATACGTTCTTTACCATATTTTTTCACCGCCCAAATAAGACAAGCTTGGCTGTCTTTTCCACCGCTAAATTGCACTATAATTTCCATAGTTATAATTCTCCTTTATATTTGTGATAATAATAATCATTCATTTCTTTGTATCTTTTGCACTCATCTTTTAGACGTTTATTTTCTAAGCGCAATGTTGTTATTTCTCTTGTGAGTTCTATTATTTTATCTATAAAAGCTTCCATAGTTATATTTATTTTTAATTCCTATTATATTTCAATATTACCAAACCAAGTGTAATTATTATTATAATTGTCTTTGAAACAAGCAAAAGAGAACACTCAATTGCGCTTAATTCTGAAATTAATTCTTTCATAGTTCTTATATTATATACTATTTAAATACATAGCATAAGGAATTATTCTTGCGCTATTTTTCTTTAATTTACTTACTACTTTTTTCATCTCTTCCTTTCTTCCTTTAAGAGCAAGAGAAAAATCGTGTGTCCACCAGTAATTTTTAGACTTTCGCCTATCAACTAACATAAGCGTGGTGTCATCTTTTCTACTATCCTGAATTATTAAATAAAGCTCAGAGTTTTTTTCGATGTGATCTTTATTAACACGACTATTAGTAAAAATAGAAGACTTATTAAATTTTCGTATGAAAGCAAGGTCATCTAAATATCCCTCGTCCATATATCCATCTAAGGCTTTAGCTTCTGTACACATGGTTATTTCTTATTATGTTTATTTTTCCTTTTTCTATTTCTCTTATTTGCGTAGGGCGTTGAACCGCTACGATTCTTTTTACGTGCACATACAACTCTGTGCATATACTCGTCTGCGACAGTGGCTAGAATGGCAAATGGAATATAACTATACAATTGTTCCATAATCAATATATTCGCTTAATAGTTCTCCATACTTAGTAGAAAACGTGGTTTCATAATCTCCAATGTATGGTTGAAACCTGTCTACTCTACCTAAAACTTGTGTATGTACATATCTCAAACTCCTTGTTTTAAGAGGCATACCACTTCTATATGCTTTGCAAGCCTTTTTAAACTTGCGTGGAATACGTTTTTTGCTCATAACTTTATCTAGTTTCGTTCTAATAATTTTCTGAATATTCGCTCTTTTCTTATATACTTATAAGAGAATTTCTTTCTCATTTCTTTCTTGTTTTTGCCGACTACCATTTGGCAACCATTTACCCCGATAAAGCAAAAACTTCTGTGGTGCCTTCTGTTTTCTTTTAAGGCAAATCTGATTTCCAAATCGCAATACCTGTAACTATCATTTTGCACACCCTCATATCCTTTACTTATAATAAAATGACCGAGTACATTTGCCTCTTCTTCTGAATTACATAGTGTATAAATTTGTTTCATATCAATATCTGAATTTCGTAAAATGAATAATCGCCATCGGCTCTGACAGGTCGTAACCTCCGAACCAATCAACCCAATCATTAAGCGAAAGCCCGTCATTTTTGGCGAGTGAAACCATAGAAGTCCATTCGCTATCTGTATACGGAAAACGGAGCCTGCAATCTGTGAACTCAAGCCTCTGTAACCCAACACCATTTTCAGCTGTTAGTGTTGCAATTTCCACCTGCTTGCTCCTATACGGCTTACCAGTCCATTGCCGAATAGATAATGCAGCTCGACCCTCTTGCACATCCTTGATGCGTTTCTCCCACAGAGGGTAATTCGCTCGTATAGTGTGTATCTTCGCCAAGGCCAGAGTATCATAATCTACAAGCCCCTGTCCAAGTAGGAACTTCTCTTTGAAATGTGTTTCTTCCCCTGCTCGTTTATGATTAGCAAGGAAATGTCTTGATAGTGTGATTACGTATGTTTTCATATTTAAAAATTATCTATACTTATATAACCAACTTTTTAAATTACACTTCTTATATTTATTATAATATTCATATAATGTCTGTTGAAGGGGGCTGTTCACTGTACAATATGATTCTTTTTCGATATTCTTTATACCTTCTGATTGGATTACAGACGTGTATTCGGGATAATCATCTCCTTTTGATTCATTGTTTTTCCATTGCATAGCTCTGAGGTTTTGCTCAAAGTCATCACCACCCATAATAATAGGTAAAACATGGTCAACTTCCCATCCAAAGGAAGAATCTCTCATTCCATAATGAGCCTTAAGTATCCATGCCCCACACGCATCTTTTCTTATCGTGTCTTTATCATAACCCTCTACAATCTGGGCATGATTCCAACAATATTCTTTCTTTTCTTCGTCTGTCATAATTATTTGTTTTTTTTAGTTAAAAAGAACGCTATTTTCGCAAACCACGTTCTCGATCAGATTTAACAATATGAATTTGAAAATTACAAAATAAGTAAGCAAAACATTTTCAAGTCAGTGTACTTCCAAAATTCATATATGCACGAAACAATTATAATCTTAAGTCTTTATATTCTATCAAATGCTTCCTTGCCAAAAACTTGCCATTTTCCAGTTTTATACTGAACAAGGACGTCACCAATTTGCGCTGTTTGTCTACCGTCTGTAAAGTGAGGAAAGAGAGTGGCATAAGCTTTGCCTTTCTCTCCCTTTTCTATAGACTTAATACAAGGCAATCTAAATATATCGTCGACATTTCTTCCATCAAATAATATTTTTAAAGCTATTCCCATAATCTTATAAATTAGATACCAATAATGTTTTTTTATTTCCGTAATTCTCATTCTTTTTGAGTTTCTGAACCTCTTCCATTACCTTTGTTACTCGTTCTACGGTAGCAAATCCAATAACATCGTCAGTAATAGGAGTATCTGTAACTATCTTGAACTTCTTTTTCGTCCCCTTTATAATAGCAATCTCGTATGTATCGACACCATTAGAATAAAAACCATACTCCCTGCTTCCACATACTACAGAAACTCCATAACCATTTTTAAAGAATAAAATTGCTTGTCTTCCATCCATTATAGGATTTAGATGCTTTCTAAATTTTAATGACTTAAATGTTTTCATATCCTAATGTTTATTTTCTAAATCTTCGTACATTTCTTCCACATATTTCACAAGCTTTTCAAATCTTTCTCCGCTAACATCGCCATCTTCTCTATATGCATTTACTACTAAATCATCGCCTGTACCATAGAAAAGATCTACATTCCACATCTTATTGGAGCGTGTATAGGTTATGTGCTTTAAAGGATGCCACATGTGCTTACAGATGTAATAGTCTTCATAACGTGAGACTTTTGCGTCTCCACAAATTCTTGCGTCTCCACAAACATCTCCAAATTTATAAATTTCTGCATTACCGTAAACGTGTGCATTGTCGAAAACTTGTGCTGTATCACAAACTTGTGCATTGCCGTAAACGTGTGCGTTGCCGTAAATCATTGCGTTGTCACAAACTTGTGCATCATGATAAACCGAAGCATTATCAAAAACTTTCGCATCTCCGAAAATCCAACAATCTCCCATGTCGCTTAAGTTCTCTTCTTTTTCAACATATCCGCCAAGCTCACCAACATACACATCACCGAAGTTTTTCAACGCTTCAATACGATATAATGTTTTACCAAAGTATTTTATTGCTAAGTCTTCTCTTAATTTATATTTTTCCATTGTATTTTTCTTTTATATTATTTGTTTACTTTAAATCTGAATTATATACTTGCATTTTTTATAACATCGTAAGCGTTGCATTTCCATCTACCATTTTGAGAAGAAGAACGTTTACTATATCTAATCTTTCCTTGCGCACATAAGTCTAAAAATCTGCGAAGACCTCCGACAATCGAAATTGACTCATCTTTACTGAAAGATTTATCGTTCAAAACTATTTTTAAAATCTCTTCGTTCAT